ATGACTGCGAGAGCTGGTGTCGGTTTGTAGATTGGAGCGTGTTTTTGCAAGTTCTAATTTTTTGACTATCGCAGCAACTTAGCTGTGATCGAGAGTCGTGGAGTAATCCACATATTCCTGGAGACAACAATGGACCCAATCATCCGTGGTATCGTTGTTGCCGGCAATACCCTGGAAGAAGCTCAGGCACTCTACCGCGCTGTGGCCACTGGCCAAGACGCCCAAGCACTGCATGACGAAGGTGAAAACTTCGTAGTGCTGGCGTCTGTCAGTTCCGATATCAACCTGCTCAACCCGCTGACTGGCGCGGATGATCTGAAGGTTGGTGACGGTATGACCGATCGCATGGAGTTCCTGTCTTCGGACAGCCAAGCCGTCAACGTCAACTACACCATCTGCACCGCCGGCTGCAACGCCCACATCCTGGCCGATGACAGCGAGCTGATGCAACACTGCCCGGCCTGCGCCAGCGTCCTTGAAGACCTGACCGAGGAGCAAATTGCTTCCCTGTCCGGTGGCGAAGAAGACGGTGAGTGCGAAGGCTGCCAAGTGCAGGAAAGCGTGCTGGCTTCGGGTAATACCCTGGAAGAAGCCGTTGCCAACTACAACGCCCTGGTGCGTGGTGAAGTTGCCGACTACAGCACCATGCAATGCGGCGATACCCTGGTGGCCACTGCTGGCGCCGCGTCGTTCGACGTGTACAAGGGTTGCGAAGCCAAGATCGTCGAGAATCAGGAAGCCGGCCTGCTGGAATCCCTGAGCTCCTCCGCCGATGAAATCGAAGCTCACAACTTCGTATGCGCATCCGCCGCCTGCGGTGTGCATGTTGTATCCAGCGACGACATGCCCGTGTTCTGCCCAGCCTGCGCCTCCGGCCTGCTGGACCCAGAAGACGCTCTGGGCGAAGAAGCCAACGCATCCGACGATGACGTTGGTGCAGTCGAAGACGATCATCACACTTCCCTGTCCTCCGATGAGGATGACGAGGAAGAGGAAGACGAAGACGACCTCGAGGAAGAAGAGGACGACGACGATTCCGACGAGGATGACGACGAAGACGAAGACGAAGACGATGACTCCGATGAGGACGATGACGAAGAAGACGACGAAGAAGAAGAGGATGAGGACGACGATGACGACGCCCTGACCCTTTCCGTATCGTCCGTCCAGCCTTCGAACAAGCGCGCTCGCAAGGTTCAGCGTCAGGAAGCCGTAGCCGGTGCCCACGAAGAAGAGGAAGAGGAAGAAGGCGAGCACGTCTCGGTATCTGCCAGCTTCCTGTCCTGTGCTTCGGCACAAGGTGAACTCGACGTCTCCAAGCTGGACGTAGCGCATGCCGCTGCCCTGCAAGGCGTGAGCACCTGGGTCGCCTTCTACGATGGCATGCCGATCGCCAAGGCTACCGAAGCTACCGCCAACAACGCTCACTTCAACAGCGAAGTGTTCGGCCGTACCTTCAAGGCCATCGCTGCTGAGCAAGGCATCCCTGCGGCCATGTCGCAGATGGGCTTCAACGAAATCAAGTCGGATATCCAAGTTGCTGACTTCGTTCAGTCGGAAATCCAGACCCAGGTTGAGCAGAAGACCCAGGAAGTTGTTGCTGCCGCTGAGCAGGACAAGGCTGAACTGGTTGACCGCTTCCAAGCGGCAATGGCCATGGCAGCCCAGGGTATCACCAACGGCTTCTTCAAAGGCAAGTCGAACCCTGTGCAACAAACCCTGATCGAAGCCCTGTCGTCCGTCGGTCTCGACAACGCCAGCGCCCTGGTCAAGCAGGCCTTCCTGCAATCTGGCGAGGACTACAACAAGCTCCTCATCAGCCAGGCCTCGTACATCATGGGCAAATCCCTCGATGTGCAGAACGAACTCGGCGAAGCTATCGCTGGCTGCAACACCAACGCCAACGAAACCGCTACCGCCGCTACTGCTCCGGTGCCGCTCGGCCGTCCGGTGCAGGTCGAGAAGAAAGGTGAAGTACGCCAAGAGGCCACTGCATCTTCCGCTGCCCCTGCTGACTTCCAGGCCCGTGCGACTCACGCCATGCGTGGCCTCGGCCGTCGTTAATCATCTTCGGAGATCACCATGATCAACCAAAAATACACTCGCCTGTTCCTGACCGAGCACCGCAAAGTCGAAACTGCTGCGCAACTGCTCGATGAAGGCCAGGCCCTGGTCAACGTCAAAGAAGGCCAAGAAACCGTAGTGCGTCCGTCGACCGGCGCCAACGGTGAAATCTTCGCCGGTATCAGCCTGATGCGCAACAGTCCTCCTACCGTGCTGAACTGGGTAGGTGAAGGCGTCATCCCGTCGAGCGGCTCCATCGAACTGCCACGCGTTCCACGCAACGGCCAGATCCTGATCAAGGTCGGCGGCGAGAAGCGTGACATTGTTGCTGGCGTGCCTGCCGAAGACCAAGCGCAACTGACCGGTCCGACCGTTACCTTCTTCGCTGACGACGTTGCTGCTGGCTCGGCCTACACCGTGCAAATGAGCTACGACGCTTCGCTGAACGAAGCTCGCCAGCTGCTGGGCGATGCCCCGATCGGTGGCCTGGCTGCTCTCACCCAAGACGTCGTTGGTGTTATCACCCGTGGCGAAGTGGGCACCAGCTTCTACGACGCATCGGCTGACTTCGCCGGCGCCATCCAGGTTCGCCTGGGCGCTGATGGTCGCTTCACCACCAACGGCCAAGGCACTCTGCTGCCGAACGTCACCGTGATCACTGCACCGAGCAGCGAGAATAGCGCTCTCGTTCTGCGCGTGAACGTGTAACCCGCGGCCTCACCGCATTTCGAGAACTCCTGGAGAATCAAACATGACTCACGCATTCCAAGGCGCCAAGCTGGTCCTGAAGGACGGCAGCCCTATCGAAGACCTGCGCCTCGGCCGTGGCCGCGAGCTGGCACTGTCCGCCTCCACCGGTGAAATCAACGCCGGTTCCACCAAAGAAGCAATGCAGATCATCAACCAGATGATGACCGCCTTCGCTTCGGGCCAGATCGTTCAGCCTGAAAAAGCGCTGTCGGCCCGTGAAGAAGCCATGGCTGCTTCCGTCGAGCGTAAAGAAATGCTGCGCGAAGCCATGGACGACCACACCGGTCAGAAGTGGGCAGCACTGGGTGCTTCCCTGGCTCAGGCCATCGAAGAGCAGACCGACCGTGAAGGTTTCGTGCGGAAGCTGATGGTTGGCAACGTACTGCGTCAGGGCGACATTGCTCGTATCCCGATGCCAGTTCACGATGCCGTTGCCGTCGTGGCGACCAGCCAAGCGTCCACCGGTTACCAGACCATCCGTAACCGTCTGTTCACCCCTGACGAGTTCGAGATTCAGGCCAACGTTCGCGTTGAAAACCTGGACATCCAACAAGTCAACGGCGACCTGCTGGACCACGCCTACAACGAAGGCCTGCAGTCCATCATGGTTGCAGAAGACCGTCTGTGGAAGAAGGCTGCTGACCAGACCGTTGGCGTCGTCAACAACCTGGAACTGATCGCTGGCGAACTGACTCCGAAGAACCTGGGTCGTCTGCGTCAGACCATCGCTCGCTGGGGCCTGCCTGCTACCCACGTGCTGCTGGCCAACGACTACTGGGCCGACGTGATCGGTTCCAACGACTTCGCCACCTTCTTCGATCCGATCACCAAGTACGATCTGATCCTGAACGGCGAAATCGGTACCCTGGTCGGCATGAACATCATCACCGATGCCTTCCGCCAGCCGAACCAGAAGGTTCTGAACCCGGGCGAAATCTACGTCGTCTCCGACGCGCGTAACCACGGTGCCTACACCACTCGTGGCGGCATCCAGTCCTCGCCAACCAACGGCGCTGACGCTGGTAACAGCACCCGCGGCTGGTTCATGACCGAGCCGTTCTCGCTGACCCTGGCGAACGTGCGTTCTGTCGTAAAAGCTCGCCGTATCTAATACGGTTGGTTGTCTGATACGATCCAATAGCCTAGCGAGTGGATGGAGAGCGCCCTCCTGAAGCAGACTAGGCTGTTGGTTACTTGAGGACTTACCTGGAGCAACGACCATGAGCGGCAAACTGAATCTCGCGCTTGCCGTTCTCGCATTTCGTGATGGTAACTCGGCTGATTGCCTACAGTATCTGGCGAAGGCTAATGGGGAGTTCGGCGACGACCTCACCAACTTCGTCTCTGAGGTGATGAAACCGGCGCCAACCGCAGTGCGGAATGATGGCTCAACGCCACAAGCGGAAAACACGATTGCACCGTCTCTTGCTTCTGAGGCGTCTGCGTCTGACTTCATTACCCTGACGCGTCGGGTATCTCGCCAAATCGCTACCGCGTCCTTCTTGGACGATGGTGACGAGCTGGATGAGGACTTCCCGGATGAATCGCTTGAGGACGATCTGTTCCTCGACGAGGAGCCGGAGGGTGTTGACGACGACCTCGAAGAAGAGGACGACGAAGACGAACTGGAAGAAGAAGCTGTGGCAACCACTGTCAAAGGTGTGGGCCCAGTGCGGTACAAGAGTTGAACTGTGGCGGCCTTCGGGTCGCCATTTTCATTTGGGTGGAAGACAATGAAGCTCACCGATAACCTTGATCGCATACTGGATAAGAACAGTGCCGCGTACCTAACGCTGTACTCGTTTCGGGAGAGCCTAAAACGCTTCTTCCAGCTGGATGAAATCCCTCTTGTACAGTCGCAGGACGTCAAGCGGGAAATGAAAAAGGGTGTGGACGACCCCAACCGTGCCGTAGCAACCAAGTACCCGTACGCCTATTTCTCCCTCTCCTCCATTGGGCTCGTCAAAGACCAGCAGGGCATCAAGCAGATCGCCCGTAACAGCCTCGGTATGACGCTCGATGACCTTGCCAATGCCTCCATTGGTAAAGCCTATCTGTTCCCTGCGAAGATCGCTGTGGAATTTCACTACGTGACCAACGACTTGGTTAGCGCTATCGACTTCTCCACAAAGGCCCTGATCGTCACGCACAGCGGCAAGCTGAACCTGCGTGTAGAACTCGATGGTACATCCTCCATCGTGGGTGTCACGGCGTCCAGTGAAGAGGTGTCCATGCCTCGCTCCGATAAGGAAGCTGAGGGTGATCCAGAAGGCTTCGACCTCGCCATCAGTTTCGATATCCAGTGCAAACTGGGCGTCGTTAAACAGGTGCCCAAGGTCAACAACCGTGGCACTGTCACTCAATCTGTAGACGTGAGGCCCAAAGCATGAGCGATAAACTGCGTGGTACTACCACGATCGTCACGGAGGCCCGTACGTTCCTTGTGGACTCGGTCTCCAAGAAGGCTGTCGCTCGCGCTGCGGTGAGTGCACGGTCTCCAACGATTGAAACCCGTGACGTTGAGGTGACCCAGACACAGGGCTACACCATTGCACGTCACGCCAACAAGCACCTGACCATTTCGACCACGTTCCCAGTGATCGCGACGTTCATCCCAGGCACGCCAGAAGATGGTAACACGGGGCTCCCTCCAGAGACTTCGTACACCACTGGTATCGTCTATGCTGATCCCACTGTGGACGTCAACGGTACTCTGGAGCTGGCTGTCTGGGACCCTGATGTGGCTGCACCGAGCGTCCGTGTCACAGTGTTCAACATGACCACTGGCGAGACCGAGTACGTCACCCTCAAGATGGCTGACAATGGCATGTATCGTGGCAGCATCCGTGTGGAGCTCAAGCGCACGCGTGGTGACGACTTCGATGCCATCATGAATGCCAGTGCTGGCGATAAGCTGCGCGTGATCTATCAGGATGGGCGTGGTACTTCTGGCGAGCCTGAGACTGTTACCCAAGAGGTGGCTGTCACCAGTTCGTTCGTCCATCCGAAGTTGATCTGCCGTCGCAACACACCCATTGCTGGTATCCTGGGTGTCGCCCTGTTGAATGCTCAGCAGTACGCACCTATCGTCATGCTCACCAACATGCGCTCTGGCGAGTCGTCCATCGTTACCTTGAATCGCCCAGCAGACAGCGTGGTTGATCAGGCCCAGTTGCAACTCGCCACCCTCGTTGGTCTTGAGGTGGACGATATCGTGGCTGTCGAGTATCGCTACTCGGACGAATACGGCACCTCCATCAGCCTGCGTACACAGACAGTCATCGTGGACGCACTGGACGAAACTGATGGTCGCCTGCTGGCACCTGCTGTGATCCAGCCTGCGTTGATGATTGACGTAGGGCTGGACGATCCAGACATGGCTGTAGAGTACGTTGACCTCGTGCTCTCTGGTGATGCGTCGAACAAGTTTGTGCGCATTCGTTGCACCCAGCTGGCGCCCTACACTGGCATCTACCAAGGCCAGTACATGCTGGAGCAGCGCTTCGACAACGACCAGATGCTCACGCTCACCTACGCTGACAGTAGCAACGCAGTGCCCAAGCTGATTCGCCAACAAATCTTGGTAGAGCGCCTGCCCGCTGCGGCAATCGCGGCGACAGCGTTGGTACTCACCCAGGAAGTTGCCGTGCAGCAGATGGCACTCCAGATGGAAATCAACGGGCTGTTCATTCTCAACGGTCAGTTCAGCGGCATTATCAAGTTGAAAGCCAAGGAGAACGAGACGGTACGGTGCTCCATTGTGCAGGCAAGCTAATTTACATGCAGGTATGAAAACAATGCCTATTCCACCCATGGAGACCATTTCATGTTGAACAACGGCAGCAGCACAAGCGCCGGCGTTTACGGGGCCATCGACGACCAAAGCGTCCGTGGCACTGCCGTTTCGTCGTCGATTGCGGCTATGGTGGGACCTTCCCGCCGTGGGCCCGTCGGCGTTCCAACGCTGAACGTCGATAAGAAAGGCTTCCGGGCGAAGTTCGGTACTCCAGATGCTTCCCTGACTTATGCGCACTTCTGCGCCGAGCACTTCCTCGAGGAAGGGGATCAACTGTACTTCAACCGGGTTGCAAAGAACGCGCTGTACGGCTCTGTCCGTATTGCAACGGTCGGCAGTTACGCCACCATCGACCTGAGCGTCGAAGGCTTCGCGGACCCTGAGGACTATGCGTTCAACGAGCAGGACGTCCTGTTCCTGTACGGCATCGACCCAGGCAACTGGAACAACGACCTGCGCATCGTGGCGTATCCCAACACCACAGATCGCACTGGCGAACAGTTCGTCCTCGAGGTGTACGAAGGGGCGAGTACCGTTGCAGTAGAGGTGTATCGCGCTACACTGCGTGAGCAACTCGATGGCTACGGGCGCCAGCTGGGTATCGTCGAGCAGCTTTCCCAGAAGTCCACGCGTATTCGTGCGCGGCTCAACGAGAACCATCCGAAGTTTGTGGCCAACCCAGCCAACAACCTCGTGAACGCAGTAATCTCGGGTGACTTCACCTACGGGTCTGATGGCGACAAGATCGACATGGACGATATCATCGACGGTTGGGACGCTTACGCGGACGTCGAGGAAATCACCGTGACGTTGCTTATCAACGGTGGCTATACTTCTCCTGCTGTGCATTTGAAGATGGCCGACGTGGCAGAGCAGCGTGGCGATGCGTTCGCCATTCTCGATATGCCAAGCGACTCGCAGACCTCGCAGCTGGCCGTGCAGTATCGCCGTAACGCGCTGAACCTGAATAGCTCGTTCGCTGGTATCTACACGCCTGACCTGAACATCCTGAACGACGACAATATCTCCATCTGGTGCCCACCCTCTGGCTATGTGGCAGCGTGCTATGCGCGTACTGACCGTGTGGCTGCCGAGTGGTTCGCGCCTGCTGGTGTGACGCGTGGTAAAATCCTCGCGAACGGCGTGCGTCAGGTGTACAAGCAAGGCGATCGGGATATGCTCGATCAGAACCAGGTCAACTTCGTCCACAAGATGCCGAGCTACGGCCTGGTACTGTGGTCGCAAGAGACCCTGCAGAGCATTGCGTCGGCGCTGTCGAACATTCACGTTCGCCGCCTGATGAACTCCCTGCAGGCCAGCTTGAAGAACGCTGCGCTCGCTGGTGTGTACGAGCCCAACGACAAGGAACTGCGCCTGACCTTGACCCGTATCTCGGACGATATTCTCGGCCCGATCAAGCGTGGACGTGGTCTGTACGGCTATGAAATCATCTGCGACGACACCAACAACACGCCTGAACTGATCGCCTCTGGTGACGTGATCCTCGACGTGTACGTTGATCCGATGATGATTGCCAAGCGTATTCACCTCAACGCCATCGTGACTCGTACTGGTCAGCTGACCGCGTCGATCACGACCAGTGACCGCACCTAAGGAGCCGGCATCATGCCAAAACCAAGTCTTGACGACGTACTCAACGTCGGCGACCCGATGCTCAACGACAACTTCGACATTACCTTCACCCGGGTTCCTGGTGGCGGCGATGGGCGTGCGTTGCGCATCCAGTGCAAGTCCGGCGTTAAGCCAGGCATGTCGGTTGCCCAGGCGGAAATGGAGCTGTTCGGCCACAAGACCGTACACGCTGCACGGAAGACGTTCAGCAACTCCATGTCGATTTCCTTCCACGAGTCCTACGACGGTATCATCAATACCACGCTGGAAGACTGGTCGGAAGTCTGCCGTGCCACGGACAGCCAGTCCGGCAGCTTCAAGTCCGAATACGCGACCAGTGCGCGTCTGACGATCTACGACCAGGAAGGTAGCGAGTCCCTGAACTACGATATCTTCAACATCTGGCCGACCGAAGTTCCTGACGCCTCGTTCGACGGCGCCGGTGGTACCGCGATGACGGTTGATGCGACCTTCGCATACGACTACTACAAGCGCGTGTAACTCCAAAGGGCCCTAGCTCGGCAACGGGCTCAGGGCCTTTTCCATTTCTACGGAGTACACAATGAGCCGCTTCGACATTGAAGAATTCGTCACCAAGCGGGAAGGTAAAGCAGGGCCTGTGCATGACTGGAAGTGGCACTGCACCAGCTTGCCCCTGGGTATGCAGTCTGACTTCTGTGAGTCGGTCAGTATCCCATTCCCATCGTTCAACATCAAGCCGCTGTTCGGTGCCGGTACGTTCACGTTCTACCCAGGCTTCGAGGAAATCCAAGCCTTTGACTGCCAGTTCCACCTTGATGAGGCAATGACCACGATCAAGTGGCTGACAGCGTGGAAGGAGAAGATTCGCGATCCAGAGAATGGCGCGTTCTACCTGCCAACGAACTACAAGTTTGACATTGAGTTCCAGCTGCTCGGTACCAAGAACGACGTGCTCCTGACTGTCGTGTGCAAGAACTGCTGGCCAAGCACCAAGTCGAACTGGGATTTGAACTACACGTCCACGAACGGGCTGCTCAAGGTTCACCAAAACTTCTCCTGCGACGGCATCAAGCTGAACATCTGATTGCGCTAGGATGCGCTCTCCAATCTAAAGGGAATCTCCACAGAAGGGTCTCGCCATGATTTTCGACCACACTAACCTGCCATCGCGTACTCGCCCTTACCCAGTGAAGGCGATTGAAATGCGCCTGTTCCGTCCGAAAGAACTCGGGCTCATGGGCAAGGCTGTCGCATTCGACGATATGCAGCCAGCTATCGACGCCATCGGTAACTGCCTGAGCAACCTGGACGTCAACCAACTGACCGTGGGTGACTTCTACTACCTGCTGACGTACCAGCGCATCCACTCGCTGCGTCGTAACCCTGCGATGGCTCGCTGGGAGTGCGAGGGTGCGATGTTCCGTGGGCGCGAGAACGGCGTCGCGTACACACCCAAGTCCATCAAGATCATGGTCGATAACTGGGAAGCGGCTGACGCTGAAACTCGGAAGAACATGGTTGACCCAGAGAGCGTGCAGTTGGACGGGTATCGCTGCTCGCATGGGAACTACCAAGAGACCACGATGGAGGACTTCTCCCTAATCTATCTGGAAGACGACGTGGTGCTTGATCCACGCCTCGACTTCCCACGCTGCGACACACTGGCCGAGTACATCAAGCTCCTGCGTGACCCTGACTACAGCGCGCTGGCAGATGCTGGTCGCTGGATCAAAGGCAGTGGCCCGCTGATTAAGCGCCTGATTGACCTCGTGCAAGGTGAAGACAACGACCTGTTTGAAGCCGCGTGTGAAGCAGAGCGTGACATTCAGCACGGCATCCGTCGCACCGTCCTCAAGGCCTGCAGCCACTGCGATCACAAGCAGTCGCTGATCTTCGTGATTGATCCGAAGGCGTTCCTGCTATGACAATGGACCAGTACGAAAAGGATCCCCGCTTTCAAGACATTGGCGACTTGCCCACTGGGTACACGCCATATGACTTCAAGGAAATGTACGTCCGGGAGTTCAGCCTAGCCGAACTCAAGCTGGTGTATGTGGGTATGCACAGCCGTACGAAGCCAGTGCACCATCTGATTCGTGCGGTCCAAATGTGCTGCTCCGTTGACGTGAAGCAACTCACGGACGGTGACTTTGAGTTCGTTATGGCGTGGCTGCGTATGCACAGCTACCCGAAAGCTCCACTGCAGGTCAACTGGAGCTGTCGCCATGAAAACTTCGTCTACAAGGACGACAGGACGTTCTACCGAGGTGCTCCACTGACCTATGCTGAGCGCGCTGTCAAAGGCATCGTCCCAGAAGTCTGCAACACCAACAACGTGGAGATTGTCCACAAGTACAAGACGAAGGTGGAAAGCCTTGATGATGACAACCTGTACATCAAGGACGAGGACATTGACTTCCCACGTGTAGTGACCCTTCCAGACTTCCATGAGCACATCCTGGAGTTCCCGGAAGATCGTCACATGGCAGAGTGTGCGCGCTGGGTGAAGAAAGGCAGCACGTTCAAGGCGAAGTTCATCTACCTCAACTCCCGCAAGGACAACGACCTGTACGAGCGCATCCTCGATGCCCGTAAGGAGTACCACCACGGGATCATCGAAGTCATGCACCTGCGCTGCCGTGTTTGCGATCACGAATGGAGCCACACAACTGCACCGCGGTTGCTCTCCTTCTTCGCAGACAACACGGAAGAGGACATCTTCAAGATCAAGTACACCATGCTCAACGCCTTCGGTTGGGCTGCCGATGCCAACATCCCTGCGAAAGAGTTTCTGTTCAACTACTCGTCGCTGGCGAAAGATCGTCAGGACGCAGCGGAACGTCGCGGCGGCTACAAACCTTTGGGCTAACAGGGTAATCATATGGCCACTGCTGCGGAAAACCAATCGCCGCTGGAGCGCATGAAGGCTACTGCCTCGAAGTATCAGAAGTCTTCTGACCTGATGCAAGACGCAGCGAATCAGGCGAACGATGCGGTTGAAGTGAAGGAGCTGCCTGGGAAGAAACGCCCACAGCCCCAAACGTTCCAGTCCCGCTCTAAGCAGCAAGCTCAGGCGGTGAAGAACTACAACACCAATCACCACCAGACGATCAACAAGAACTATGCCGCGGCGAATGACACCCAAGTCGAGCGCCAGGACAAACAGATCAAGTTGGCCGCACAGCAAGCGCATACCCTCCGTGACGTCTCGAACACCATGAACGAGATTCTCACCGAGTTGCGCAAGCAGAACAAGATTCAACCGAAGTACCAGCAGTACGCATCGAACAAGGCCTTCAAGGATCAGCACGGCGACGACAAGAAGCCAGGTGAAGAAGGCATGATGTCCAAGCTCGGCGGCTTGCTGGGTGACCTGCTCGACATGGGTGGCGGCGGAGAAGGCAAGCGCAAAGGTCGTCGCGGTAATCGTGGCGGACGCGGTGCTGGTGCAGGCGCAGGTGGTGGAGGCGGTGCAGCTCGTGGTGGTCTCGGCGGTATGTGGGATCGCGCCAAGGGTGCAATGCGTAGCGCTTCCCATGGCGGTGGCGGTCGTGCTGGTACCATTGCCAAAGTAGCTGCAGGCGTTGCTGGCGCTGTCGGTGTGTACGAAGCCTCCGACTGGGTTGGCAAGAAGCTGGGCAGCGTCTCTGCCAGTGAAGAGTCTGGTCGTGGTGGTGTCGGCACTGTCTCTACTGGTAAGGGTGACAACGGTGGTGTGAGTTACGGTACCCACCAGCTGTCGTCCAAGTCTGGCACCATGGCTCGCTTCCTGCAATCTGCTGATGGTCAGAAGTACGCCAACGAATTCCAGGGCATGACTCCGGGCTCGGCTGCGTTCAACCAGAAGTACAAAGAGGTAGCGGGCAGGGACGGTGCTGGCTTTGCTGAGGCCCAAGAGAACTACATCAAGCGCACGCACTACGCGCCGATGCTCAACAACATCAGTAAGGACACGGGTACCGACTTCTCCAAGCGTGGCAAAGCCGTGCAGGAAATGCTGTACTCGACTGGCGTGCAATACGGCCCGGGCTCCAGCGTGGTGCGCAATGCACTCAAGGGTAAGAACGTTGCTGGCATGAGCGACAAGGAGCTGGTTGACACTGTGCAGGACTACAAGTCTGCAACGGTAGGTACCTACTTCAAGAAGTCCAGTGCCGCCACTCAGGCGTCGATTGCTCAGCGTGCCCAACGTGAGAAAGGCAAGCTGCATGCCGTGCGTCAAGGTGAAGGTGCTGACAAGGCAACTGGTGTTTCGCCAGAAGCCAACGCTACCAACATCGCAACCTCTGGCAAGTCGATGGCAGAAGTAGCTGCATCCCCGTCGCTCGCTGCTGCAACTGGTAAGCCTGTGTCGCAAGGTGGTACTGTCTCGGGTGCTGCGCTAATGAGCGTGTCGCCTAAACAGACTGGCATGATCTCCACTACCGAGGAGAATATTCCTGCCAACAGTGACCCAGATGGTGAAGCGGAAGACCAGAGCGAGGCTCAAGCGCCGACTGTGACCTCTGCTCAGCCGCAAGTGCCGTCGATGCTTGCTCCGATGAAGCCACAAGATGGTAGTGAGTCTGGTGTCGGTGCAACTGCTCTGATCCCAGGTGCTGCTCTCGTTGGTGCTGGTGCTATTGATGCTGCCCAGATCGGTAAAGGTGCAATCGACAGCGGCAAGGGCGCAGTCTCTGCTGTCCGTGCTGGCGAACAAGGTTTGGTGCGTGCTGGCGTTGGTGCTACTGCTCGCGCCACAGGTAAAGCGTTGATCCCAGGTGCCAACATCGCCATCGGTGCCTACGACGCTTATGACGTAATCACAGACGACGAGAAGACCCGTGCAGAAAAAGAACGTGCTCTATCGGGTGTTGGTGGTGGGATGGCAGGCGCGGCTGCAGGTGCTTCTGCTGGTGGCGCCGCTGGTACTGCGATTGGTGCTGGTATTGGTAGTCTGTTCTTTGGTGTCGGGGCTGCCCCAGGTGCCGTGATCGGTGGTGGTCTTGGTTTGCTTGGCGGTGCAGTTGGTGGTTACTTCGGTTACAACTACGGGCAAGAAGGCGGTGAAGCTGCCTACGATGCACTTGCTGGTAGCCCTGAAGAGCAAGCTGCCAAAGACGCTGCCAAGGAGAATCGCCCAGTAGCTGGTTCGACCAACCTGCTGATGATGGCGAACAACAAGGCAGCCTCTGGTGACACCAACGCAGCCGCAGCTGCCAAGCAGTTGACGATGGTTGACCAGCTGGTGAAGTCGCAGACCTCGCTGATCGCTGCAACGACCAAAGAAGACGTGAAGAAGGCTACGGAGAAGACTGTCGATCAAGCAACCGCAGAGGCGAAGAAGGAAGAGCCCAAGACAGAAACCAAGGCAGAGGACAAACCTGCTGCCGGCAAGCCTGTCGAGCTTCCTGCAAACGACACTCCGCAAACCGTTGACTTGACTGCACAGCAATCTGCTGGCCCGATTGCGTCCGCCACTCCGCAGACACAAGCCGATGCCAACACGCTGACCGCTGCTGCAACGCCCACTGGTTCGGGTACTGCTGCAACTGCTGGCGCTAATGCTCTGGCTGCTGGTCTTGGTGTACCTGCTGCATGGGGTGCTGAACTCAGTGGTTCGCTTGCTGGTGCGATGGCTATGCAACAAGCTGCCGCAAATGGTACCGCGCCTCCTGTGTCTGCACCTGTGATGAACGCCGCTCCGCATCTGGCTTCGACTCGCCACCTAGGTGGGCCGAACAGTCCGGGCGCTGCTGTCACCAAGCCTGCATACGCACTTGCCCATGAAGCTCAAAAAGCAGTCGATGCGGCACTGTCGATCCCTACTGGCTTGGCATCTGGTGTTGCATCTGCGGCTAACGACGTAGCAGGCAAGCTGGCGAATCCGTTCGCAACTCTTGGCACTCCTGGCTTCAACCCTGGACTCTCGCTGCCTGGTAACCCGTTTGCCAATCTGGAGAAGCCAAACTTCGGTGCTATGGCTGCTAGTGCAACGAACCCGTTCAAGGCTTTCGAGTCGATGCAGAACCCGTCGTCGCCTACGTCGAGCAGCTTCTACAGTGCCAACGACGTTTCGCCAAGCGCGTCCGTAGTTGCGTCCCAGCAGGCAGCACCAAGCGCGTCGCTCACTTCGTCCGTGGCTTCGACCTCAACGGCGTCTCCAACTGTGAGTTCGGCAGCGAGCTATGCAGAGCCTGTTGAGCGCCAGCAGTATGAACCAGTGAAGACTGTCATGGCGTTGGAGCCTAAGCAGCAAGACACAATGATGCCGCAGCGCTTCAAGCCTGAGGGTGATCGTATCCCATCCAAAGGTATCAGTGAGGGTAACAGTTCGCGTCAAACGCTGGACGACTGCCCTGCGGTAATTTCTGACAACGGGCTTGTAATGCTCCAGACGGGGTTCATCTAAATGGCAAGCATCGGAAGTATGTACGCACCTGCCGCACTGTTCGTCAACAACCCTGCTGGGCGAGCAGACGCGGTGAAACCAAACGTCCCGGATATCTACCGAGCCGAGCTGATCGTGAAGCGTGACGGTGCAGAGTTTTTGCGCATCGACACGCCACTTCCCGAGAACTACATGCTCAGCCTTGCGACGTCCTGGGACAACCCGTTCAACCAACCGCTGTCCAACTTCGCAACTGGCGCTGGCGGCGCACCGGGTAAAGCGCTCGACGTGGCGTCTACTGGTGTGACCGCAGCAACCGGCTTCACCACTCTGAACAAGTGGCTGTCGGGTGGAGTCTGGACTGGTGGCTCGATGATGAAGCTGGACATCCCCTTCGTCATTCAAGCCTACGAGAACCCAAAGCTCGAGGTCGTTACGCTCATGCGCGACCTCATGAAGCTGGTAGCGCCGAGTGAGTACATGGGGCAGTTCCTACGTGCCCCAGGTCCTTACATGAAAGCGCCGAACGCTGGCGGTGTAGCGGGTGATGAAATCACGGTGAACATCGGTAAGTTCTTCACCATGAGCCCGTGCATCATCGACAGCGTGACAGAGACGTTCGACACCCAGCTGGACCACAACGGTGACCCAATTGGTGTGACGATCAACGTGTCCGTCATCAGCTTCTTCACCACAACACAGGAAGACCTCGATCGGTTCTTTGCGCCGTCGCTGGGTTAAGGAGACAGCATGGCCGATATCACCAAAGCCAAGACCTTCGCAGTGATCGACGAACTTGGGATCGACCCGTTGCGTGACAAGTCCTTTGACGCGATCATGGGCATCACCAACTACAAGTTCCACGTCATCGCTCCTGAGGAGGAGCACAACATGCCACTCGTTGCCTACAATGAGTACATGAATGAGGAATACTGGAGAGTCCTCATGATTTTCAATGGAATTGCCGATATGTTCGCGCTGAAGGCGGGCAACAGGATACGAATCCCAGCGCTCGCCCTCATTACCACCGCGCTGAACAACGTGCTAACCGAGCAGCCTTCGGGTTCTGCCACAGTGAGTATCTGACAATGGAAGCAACGCTAGACGTCCAGAACATTGCGTATGCGACCCTCGACATTGAGGGTTCGCGTGTGCCACCCACGATGAACTTCGTGGACTCTATCATGCTGCAGGAGGGATTTGCAATTGCGATCCCTGTCCTGCAACTGATCCTTAACGACCAACGTGGCACGCTCAGTGCGGACATGAACATTCAAGACGGGACACTGGTGACGATCAAACTCGCCAAGACCCGCGAGAACGTGAAGACCCGCAAGTTCCGTATCTGGGGTTTCCGCAAGGAGACTACAGCAGCAGGACCCAAGCTGATCGTGACGTGCATCCTCGACGTTCCCAAGTGGAGCGCGGGTGTCTTCACTGAGTCGATTCGTGGATCGTCTAGCTCTGTGATCCAACAGATGGCGAGTCGTGCTGGTCTCAAGTTCGATGGGCCTGCTGGCACTGACGACGTGCAGACGTGGCTCAATGTCAACAAGACCCGCAGCGCTTTCTGCGAAGACGTGGCAATGCGCGGCTACGCCTCTGGCCAGTCGTGCATGTACCGCCTGCTCAACCTCGACGCCGAGGTGCGCTACAAGGACCTGTTCGACGTCCTGAAGAACGAACCCAAGTGGAGCTTCCTCCAGAACACGCCAGAGGGTAGTGCGAAAGCCACACCTGTTGTGATTCGTGAGACGCAGGACGGCAGCTCCTCGGGCTTCGCCACTCACATGATGAACTACGGGCAGAAGCAATACGAGCACAGCCTGAACGTTGCTGGGCAGTTGTCCACGCTGACGCTCGACGCGCCTCTGTTCGGTGCTGCACTCCCAATCAACGAGGACGTGCGTGGGCAGATCGCTGATCGCGGAGCCAAGGTGAACTACACTGGCTTCGATACTGGCACCGAGCCTGCGCCAGCGTCTAACCTCCACATGTTCTACGAGAAGGCGTTCTATCAAAACTTCCGTTACCTGGGCTTGCTCAGTGAGCGGATCAACTTGCTCTCGGATGAATACACTGAGGTCAAGACCTTCGACTGCTGCGAGTATCAGCACTCCGACCAGGACAACCACGAGTTCAAGCCCTCGAAAGCTCTCGGTGGTAAGTGGCTGATCGGTGGCAAGACCATGTGGATCAAAGCTGGTCACAAGTACAGCGAAATCTACTACCTGTACCGTCCCGCTGTCATGGAGACTGGTGCAAGCTCCGCCGCTGGCAGTCCGAAGTCAGGCAGCGAGCAGAACGCGAAGGCGAACAACGGTCCAATCGACATTGCAGCCGCACAAGCCGATGCAGGTCCAACTGCACAGCAAGCAGCCGCAGTTGACTCGACCACAACAGTATCGAACACGGCAGCCAGCGCGACTAAAGCAGCGCCAGCCGCAACAGGTGCAACCAACACGCTGAACGCCTTGAAGTCCTACGGTGCGAGCAACCCACTCGTACCGAGCACGCCAATCGGGGCGAATGGGCTTACGACTCCGCAGCTAGCCCAACAGGATTCGCTGCGCAACGCCGTTTCCCAGTTCAAGTCGTCCTCGGGTCCGCTGCGCGATCAGCTTGTCACCACAGGTAGCGGTACAAGCGCACTGGGCTCGCTCACTGGCTACAAGGCTCTGGTCAAGTACCCAGCCGATATCATCAAGGTGTTGGCGAATGGGCAGACCGATCCTCGCTATATTGCCCGTGAGATTGACCGTGCACGGAACGATAGCTCGTACCTGAAGAACAGCGCCATCCAACGTCTGACTCGCGCAGGTTCAGACATTACTGGCGTGCGCTTGCACAACATCGTCTCCGCAGCTACTGGTAACCGCGTGAATACGCAGGGCATCATTGGTGACGTGGTAGGCGGTGGCTTCTGGGGCAAAGACTTGCGCGAAGCTGGCATCACGCCTAGCCAGATCAAGCTCCCGATCCCAGACGTGCTCAGCGAAATCAATGACGCAACTGGCAAGCTCGGTGGTACGTTCCTGCGCAACGCGACAGGCATCGGCCTGACCACTGACAACGTCCTGATCAACCCTTACCAGACTGCTCGCAACATCGAGAAGTGGAGTAAGGAAACCAACCCTGAACGCCTGCTGGTTGAACAAGGTGCACGCGCCTACATCAGCACGTTCGGACACGTCAGCCCGTCAGAGGCAGCTACCACCATGACTGATGTTGGTAAGCTGGCAGCTGAGGTTGCCCTGATGTACAGCCGCAACGAAGTAATCGCGGATGGTCATCTGACTGACAACCAACAACGCAGCCTGTTGAAAGACACCCTGTTTACCTTCGGCGATCCGACGATCGTACCAGTCGTTGACTCGGTTGATCGCATCGTCAAGTACGGGGAATACCACGACGTAACATCCAGCAAGCAATTCGTGACCTGGGCCGACTACTATTCGATGGGTGCCAAGCTTGGCAATGCTGTCGAGAAGTGGGACTTCCCGTTCACGTTCCCTGGAGAAACGATCACCGCGGGAGAGGTGACAAACGGCAACGCCACTACGTTCGATGAGGACACCAAGAGATGGATGACAAGCTAACCCGCGAATACCTGTTGGGTCTCATCACCAAGACCTCGTTCCAGTATCGTGGCACCACCACGATCTGCACGCTGGACATTGATGGTTTCCCTGTGGCAGGCGAGAGTCACTGCGTCTTCCGTGACCAGTACAACAAGCAAGTTGGGGAGAAGGTGAGCTACGAAAATGCGCTCAAGCAGCTACGGCGGTTTGAAGAATACGCCCAACGCAAAACTGTGAAAGCGGATTGAAGTAACAGGAAACTACGAACATGGCCGACCTTAATATCAAGGCACGGAAAATAACGGTTGAACTACGAGTCGACCACCTCGTGCCAGAGGAAACAACGCACCTGCTTCTGTCTGCAATCCGGAGTTGTGGTGATCGAGCCTCTTTAGGTTCGACCCACCTTCTGGTGACATTCAAGCACATCGAAATGACCAGCGTGATGTTTGAGCACCTGCTCACCGTCTACGACAAGTATCCAGCGTTCCGCATGGAGAAAGCGCAGCATCGCAGGCAACTCGGCGTGTTGGGGATGTTGTGTGGTCGGAAAGTCGTTGAGAACAATGACCTGGGTCACACCATCGTCTTTCAATACAAGGACATGGTGATGCCTGATGAAGGGTCCTGCCTTCCCGATCCCATGTACATCGTCCATCCGAAGTACGTGGGCCCTCAACAAGTAATCTAAGGAACACCCATGAGCATCAAGAGCGACAAGTGGATTACTCGCATGTCGGCGCGTCCTACTCACGTTCTGGTTCAGCCTGATGGTACTCAGCAATACTTCCATCAGAAGCTGGACAAGGAAGAGCTGGACCTGCTGTACGACGCGATCCGTAATCCAATGCGCGACGGAGACACTGTGCGTCCTGCGTACGGCGAGCTCCGCTTAGTTCAGCCAGACGACAAGATCGACTTCCTGCCCATGATTGAACCCTTCATCGCCAGTCAGGTGAAGCTCAAGCGTGGGCCGGATGTTGCAGGCTACGATGGTCCTGTACCTACGCATGACCAAGTCATCAGCTACGGTGTGTCGTCGTACGGGTATGACGTGCGCTGCGGTAACGAGTTCAAGGTCTTCACCAACATTAACAGCACGGTGATCGACCCGAAGAACTTCGACCCGAAGAACTACATCGACGTGGTTGGTGACAAGTGCATCATCCCGCCGAATAGCTTCGCGCTGGCGCGTACGGTAGAGCGCTTCCGCATTCCACGGAACGTGCTCACCATCTGCTTGGGTAAGTCGACCTACGCACGTTGCGGCATCATCGTCAACGTCACCCCGCTTGAACCTGAGTGGGAAGGTGAAGTGACACTGGAGTTCTCGAACACCACCACGCTGCCAGCCATCATCTATGCGAACGAAGGTGTCGCGCAGATGTTGTTCCTGGAGTCTGACGAGGAGTGTGAAGTCTCCTACAAGGACCGTGGTGGTAAGTACCAGGGCCAGCTCGGCGTCACTCTCCCGAGGGCTTGACCATGAAGTGGAGTCTGCTTGCATTAGTCATCATCACTGGCGTTCTCGCCGGTGCTGGTAAACATCAGCAGGCCCACGGGGAAGATCGCGTAGAGTCATTTCTACGCGAACCTCGTGACCTGAACGAAGTGACCGTAGGTACCATGCGCGAAGCTGGGCTTTTGGTCGGCATGTGCGTCGATGGTTTTGCCTTCTGGATGAACGCCAATGGTTACATGGCACCTCAGCCGCATCCTAAAGCCTCGATAGCCACGCGACGCTGCACAGGTACTGGGCCCATTCGCGGCAACTGGATTGATCTGCGTGAACCCAACCACGCGAGGCTCGAAGAATGAGTGAAGACGTGCTGGATGTGGAACGTGCATTTGCTGCATTGCGCTGTGTGGATAGGCAGTACCTGGAAATCTACTCCGACTACTGCAACATGATCGGGGTCGGTGCACCAGGTATCGAAGGTTACCCTATCTTCACCTCGGTCGCCGAGATTGCAAAACGCATTGAAGCGCGCAAGTCCCAGATCGACCACTACAAGGGTCTGATCGAAACTCTGCGCAACCAACCGGATACCCGCGAACGCGAGGCGTCTGCCAAGATCATGGCAATCGTCGACGAATTAGGGATCAAGCTATGAGCAAACCAAGCTATATCATTGTCCGCGGCTGCTTCGATGAAGTCGAGCGCTTAGTCAACGCACGCATGGCGGAAGGCTACATTCCGACTGGCGGCCTGACTCATGGCGATACAGGCTACCTGAACTCTCGATGGTCGCAAGCCATGTACAAGCCGCATCCCGCTCCCGTAGTTAACGAGGAGCACAAAACGATTTTGAAAGAACCGGTTGTGGACCCGACGCCACAAGCGATGCTGCACCCTGCCCAGCGTCCCGACAACGTTAGCGAAAAAGTCACCACGCTGCGCGATCTGGAATACTATGCAGACCCTGACGGTAAGACGCTGCTCTTACTCGAAAGAGCCTATCGTATCGCGGCAGGTACTGGCTACACGGGCGACGACTCGATCAACGATCACAAAGCCTTGGTGGAAATCCTCGTGGCTGTCGAGGATCGCACTCGCTACCTGATCAATCGGGTGCGCGAATACAGCGGCAGGGCACCGCTGACTGTGACGGACTGCCAGAAGACCACGCATGCCGAGTTGATCGAACTGATTAGCCGCCGGGTCGCACAGAACGACAACCTCGTCAACGCAGCCATGGCCATTGACGCCTGTATGCGCTACCGCAAGTCGTCGAGTATGCAGCTCTCATTCGAGACACTGCACGCGGTCCATAAGGCGCTTGCTGGCTATGAGACAGCGCAGTATCAGGACCCGCTGGTCGTTGAGTTCCTACAGCGCGTTAACGGCGGCAAGGAGGCTGAATGACAGTCACTCCGATTCGCCCAGGCGTCACCATTGTTGAGAAGCATCAGGTTGCCGCAAAGCACTTGATCGACGTTGCCTTGCAGCAAGCGGAAGCTCTGGAGAAGACGTTGCGGCTTATCAACGGTGCGTACAACGACCGTGAACTGAACCCGAACGAAGACAGCCCGTTCGATAGCCACTATCCCGATGAGGTGAACAACTCCATCGGCCATGTGCGTGACGTTCAGGTCAATCTGCACAACTTCAAGGGGCGCGCACCATGAGTGTCCAGCGAATCTCTGTTATCCTGATGCTGCTGATTTCGGCCTTCGTGTCGCTACTCTCCGCAGACGTTGCGAGCACTGCATGGAACTCCGGTGGTTGGAAAGCTGCTGGCGCTGTGTTGCTGTTCATCGGCATCTGCGCACTTTGGTACGGCACTGCCTGCATCATTGACCGCATGAATAACAAGCCCATCGGTGACTAACATGATCCGGAAACTGCTTTCACTCTTCGGCTACACCATCGTGTATCGCTCTAACTGGGGTACGCACACCTATCGCTACGACGGTACAGACCGCGGAATGGGCAGACCGATTCATCGCGACATGGGCGTTGCACCTCCATGGGCCACTCGCCACTTTGTGAGACTCGAAGATGATCCTACCGAACAACCCGCTGTACGCGATGGTGCAGGCGCTGATAACCAAGCACCAAAGTCTTGAGCAAGAACGTGATACTCTGCTTTATGGTCCAAGTGGTTCACCAGGTCCTGCAGGCATGTGCGGTGCAGTAACTGTGCAGGCGCTGTATGCTCGTGCCAAGTCGCTACGCCAACGCATCGCCGACCTGCAAGTGGAGATCGAGGACCTCAAGCGTCCGCAACCTGAACTGGAGCGTGAAATCCGCGCCATCGCACGCGAACTGGGAGTCGCAAATGAAACCCTCATTGAATGAGAGCGGCGATAACAAGCTGACGGTCGAACAAGGCAACATCATCGTCAACGGAGTCTTCAAGAAGTACGTGGAGCTCCACTACAAAGTTCAGGCCATGCTTCCTGACGAGAAGCGCGAGCCTGCACGTGGTGCTTATCCACGTTGTCTCACCTTGCCCGAGTGTGCTCGCACTATCTCGTGGATCGAGGAGCACATGGTCAAGCTTCGCGAGCAAGAACGTGACCTGAAAGAAAACTCGGCAGCAGAAGTTCAAAAGGCAACGCAGCGCCTGCTGGACTATGCCGAGACCTACAACCTAGACTACTAACACGCACGGTAACTTCCCCATGACTGACGCACGCAAAGTATCCAAAGGCCAACCAGCTCTGTCCACCGCAGACCTGAAGCACATCACCAAGGTCGATCTGAACAAGCGCCTGCAAACCGCAGAACGCCAGCTCGGCGAGAAAGCCGAAGCCCTGTCCGAGTTCCACTACGACGCTGAGCAGAGCAACGCGGCCGTCGAGCTCCTGCAAGAGCAGGGCATGAAGTACGATGGTCATCTGAGCGAGTGGTACACGCCGAAAGCCAAGGCAACTGCTACTGGCGTTCCGAAAGTGCCTGTGGAAGAAAATGAAGATTTCAGCACTCTGTTCATCCAACAGAACCAGAATCTCCAGGTGTATCGCGTCAACCTCGAATACACTCTGGACCTGAAGTCGAACTGCCCGGTGAACGCAGCCACCATGCAGACCGCGAAAGACCAGCGCCACTACGCTGAAATCGCAGTAGTGTTGACTGACGGCGAGTTCGACACCGACCCGATCGCACCTGAAGTCCTGCCGTATGATTTGGTTGACGCCAACTCGCCGAGCAGCATTGACCCAGCACTGGACATCTTGCTGGTCGGCCAGGCGGCAGTCGTCAAGTTCCAAGACCTGTCGTCCATCCCTGTCAAAATCCATCGTTGCGAGGTGACCAAGCAGGCCCTCGAACCGATCAAGTTCATCATCTAACGAGGTACGCTATGCGCATTGTAGAATTGACCGGCATCCACAAAGAAGTGGTTGATGCAGTAAACTTGGCTCTGGCGGACGGTCCGTTGAGTACCGTGCGGGCGATCGTCCTCACAGCCGAGGAAATGGCAGCCTTCATGAAGAACATGCCGTTCACTGGCGGTGTCGGTAAGTTCTACGGCGACGCTGACGTTCCTCAACTGATGCACGTTGAGTATCAACCGCAGACCAATCGCGTGTTGTCGTTCTTCCTGAACGGCGTGCGCATCGAGTCGGAAGCTCCGATTCCTGCACCTGAGCCTGATCCGGTACCGTAACACATTGGGGAGCTTCGGCTCCCCTTTCCATTTGAGGTGAAACATGCGTGCCCACTTCTCACCACCTGATGAATCCAAGTTCATGCGCAAGCACGGACACCAAGACGCCCCGAAGCGTCACGTTGTCAGCCGCTCTCAAGGCTACCCGCATTTCAACTATCGCCGCCGACCGATCGAGAAAGCCGCCGAGAAGAAGTTCCGCCGCACGATGCGCACTCGTGCCAGCAATCGTCTCTGGGCAATCAACTCGGCACTGTTCAGTGAAGTCTTCGGCCGAGACGTTCACGATGTAGCATCCCGTCCGGGCTTCCTTCGCCGTTTGATGGAGACGCCCGAAGAGGCTGTTGCGCGTAAAGCCGAAGCCTTCGCCCGCTGGAAAGAACGCTTCCTCTCCGAACAGCGCTACCTGAAGCCTCGTTGCCATCCGAAGAATATGGTCAACTTCGACGATGTGTTCCGCAGTGGACGCATTGGCCGGCTCGAAAGTTTCAGCATCATCACCGACGCCTTTATCTCGGGTGACTCAACCTACGACTCCATGCCGCAAGAACCTCCGACGTATCTCCAGAAAGACCTTGATGGGGTTACACGCGAGACCTTCTTCGAGAAAGCCGACGACGGTAAATGTGTAAAGATCGAACGTCATTCAAACGAGGACTAGCTCCGTGATCAAAGCAAGCAAACACCCACAGACCATCTTCGCTGTCGAAGCGCAACCGTTCGTGCAAGCCCTGAACTTGCAGCCGGGCTTCAACCGCGTCGACGAAGGCCAGTTCATGGAAGCGCTGTATCGCAACCACATCCTGGGCCTGCGCGACGTGCTCGACAACAAGAAGACCACGCTGGAAGACGTGGTAGCCCAGATCAACTACATCGCCGACCTGCACGGCATCCAGCTGGAATTCATCAACCCGCCTCCGCTGGTTGAGTACGCCGGTGACCGTACCAAACTGCAACTGCTGCCGTATCGCGTGCTGCGCTCGAAGACTGCTGCTGGCCATCTGTTCTCGCGTTATCAGCGTGGCAAGGGCGTTGGTGAATCGCGTCTCGCTGGCAATGACAGCATCGGCTACGGCGGCCACATGGACTGGATCGACTATCAGTCCGAAGCGATGACTCTTGCGAACGAAAATCCATCGGGCATGGACGAGTTCGTCACCGAAGAGCAGGACAGCACGCTCGACGTGGTGCAGACCCTCAAGCTCTCTGCGCACCGTGAGTTCCTGCAAGAGGTCAAGCTGATTCGCGGCGAGCGCGACGTTACCGACGAGCTGGCCAACAGCATCGAGTTCAACCTCGCTGGTCTGATCTGGGACCACAGCAACGACGTCGGCCACCTGCACCTGGGCATCGTGCTGATCGGCGATCTGCCAGAAGACGTGACCGCTGTGCCTCGCGAAGCCGAGCTGCTGCCGCGTGAGCCTCAGTACGTTGACGAACTGCTGGCCAACGAAGCCGCCGAGAGCTGGACCAGCATCGTAGCTCGCGCAGTCGCTGACTGCCTAATCGCCTGATGGACCTTAATAAGGCGATTGATGCCAGCATCGAAGCGGTGTTGCTACTGCACGGTGCGGGCCTTAGCGAGAGACGCAGCATTGCTATCTCGACTCAGGAGCTCGGCGTTCAACGCATCACACAGCAACTACATGCGCGTGTGATTAAAGCTGCGGAAAGCCGTAAGGTCCGCGCGCATGTCCACACTCTGGACGGTCGCATTGTGTTTGATGTTGACCTGAACACCGTTGTGATGAACGTGACACAAGCTGCACGCTACGCCGAGCAACTCAAAACCCGATAACACACGGGAGCTTCGGCTCCCGTTTCGAGGCCACCATGATTGATCTGACCTGTGCTGCACCTTGCTCTCGCTGCGGTTGTGTAGGCATTCACGCCTGCATGGGCGCACCAGTCAAGTGGACCGAAGAAGACGAAGCGCGTCTGGAAGATGCACTGCGCACTGTCGCCAAGCAGGAGAAGCGCGATGGCAAGATCGAAGCCTAATCGCCTGCTGTCTCGGCTAAACTCCACAGACGTGTATGTCACCATCATGGCTGTCGTGATGGTTGGCTCGCTCGCGGGTTCTGTGTACGAGGACATACAGCGCCACAACGAAGTAAGCGCCTGTGAGGAAACCTATAAGCAGCCCTGCTCAATTCACCAACTCGCGATTCCAGACAGCGCCCAGAAAGACCCAGCGCTTCTCAACTCCGCCTTGTACCGCACCATCGAGAATCTGAAATGACCCTGCAACAACGCATCAAGTCCAAGTTCCACGAACTGGAGAAGCGCTTCACCTGGACTCACGCGATGGGTTGCGGCGCTGTCTTCCTCGCAATTGTTATCGGCTATCCCGTTGTCTCCGATATCATCAAGCTCAATCACGAAGCACGGATACTCAAGGACTGCCAGTTCGCACACAAGAAGCCATGCGAGCTCCGCACGATTGCAGTGCCCAAGGAGGTGTAATGGCTCACGGTGATATGTACGCTCCGAGCAAGAGCACGCAAGTATGGGGAGCCATCCTGGCAGTGACCGCGATCGGTGGCTTCTTGCTAATTTTAGGCGTAGGAATTCACGACGCCGTATCCCGCAGTAACCAGATCGAAGCCTGCAGGCAAAAGAATGCAGGTGCTCCATGCGAGATAAAGAGTCTCGCAGTACCCAAGGAGTAAACGACTCCAAGTTCTCACAAGCGATAGGCTTGGAGAAACCCCTGTGCCCACAAAGGGCTAACCACAAAGCACGATAGGTGCGAGGTAATACCATGAACGCGCGTCAAGCATTCATCACTAAACTCGGCAACGAACCATTTGAAGTCATGGTGAAGTCGATCCTGCACGGCTATAAGCACTCCAAGCAGTACGAGGTGCTGATCCTGAGCATCACGTCTGCTGCCGCACGCGCTTTCGTACAGAGCGTATTGCGTGGTCCAGTCCCAGATTCGGTGCGCTGTGTAGGTCTCGATACCATCTTCGACACAACGCCGGAGACTCCAGCGGGCTTTATTTTCCTGATGCCTGAGCTTGCGTATACGGCACAAGGTAGTATCGGTTGCATCGACAAGTATCTGCGCAACCTCAACCGCCGAGTACAGATTGTCAGCGTCAATGAGGTTGTCTACTCGCTGCATCGGGCGATGTACGATAACTGGCTGAAAACCAAGTACAAGGTGGACGACCTGTCGCGCATCGTCCCGACTCCAGAGTCGCGGGTGCTGCACTTCACCCGTGAGCACTTTGACCGCTACATATACAATGGCGGTGACGCATACCGCGAGTTTCCAGTGATCGACGCCGACGTTGTAGTGCTCGGCTATGACCTGCATCACTTGTCTGGCCAAGACATTGGCTACCTCGTGTACAAACTCACCGACGACTCGGACACTGGCAACAAGGCCATGGTGCATATGGACCCCTTGCTGCTGGAGACATACTTCGAGTATGAGCGCTGGCTCGTCAATAACGGCGGCATGGAGTCAGCGATGAAGATGAACGCTACAGTTGATCCAGTGCGCGAAGTGCTCCGGCCGATGGACCCGAACGGCTACACTGTCTGGCGCGAAGACAAACCGGTGGCGCTGCCGTACTACGACAAGCAGTGGCATCTGGTGACACCGCCGGCCAAGCGCGGCAAGCGCAAGTAACACACGTCAGAGAGGCGGCCTTCGGGTCGCCTTTTTCGTTTCTGTAAAGTCACTGTATCAACACGGTACTGACTATGAACATATTCGCCACTGACCCAAGACCCATGGTAGCGGCCGCCCATCACTGTGACGTCCATGTAATCAAGATGATCCTTGAGACGGCGCAGTTGCTCTCGGCCGCACACGTCTTCTGCGACGGCAAGCAAGTAGCGTACAAGATGACCCACCAGCATCACCCGTGTGCCGTCTGGATACGCGAGAGTAAGTCGAACTACCGCTGGGCTTTCGACCTACTGGTCTGCCTGTGCGCAGAGTACACCTACCGCTTCGGTAAACGACACAAGACCCAAGATCATCTGATCGCTTTGGGTCACGTGCCTGACAACATTCCAGAAGACGATTTGACGGCCTTCGCAATGGCCATGCCTGACGAATTCCGCAGCAACAATCCGCACAAAAGCTATAAGCGCTACCTGCGTGCGAAGCTGGAGTCGTGGACGTTACGCGACAAACCCATGCGCACGTCGTTCACCTATCGCGAAGTCCCCAAGCACCTGCTCACGGTGAGCACCCGAATCTTCCCGTGTATCCATCTAGGAGTTTTCCATGAATCCGCTGCCAAGCACCAACCCGCTCGCCACGGTGTTGTCGTACCCTACTAACACACAACTGGCGATGAACAAGGCCCACTTCGATCAGTTGTTGCGCGGCTACGGCCTGACAGACGTTTGGAACTGGATCGAAGAAAACAACATCGGTGTAGTGAACCCGTACCACAACACGCAGCACATGATGACCATTGCGCTGAATGGCTTCCGCATCTACCAGACCGAGCTGCTGCTTACTGGCGAGACGCAAGAACTCTACGGTCATATCAAGGTTCTGGTTGCAGGTATGCTGCACGACTTCAACCACAGCGGTGGTGAACATGCCGACGACGAGAACATCGAGAACGCTATCCACGACGGCCTCAACAAGATTGCGGGCACGCTTGATGCCAAGTTCGGCGAAGGGTTCAGTGACGAAGTGGAGCAACTGATCCGCTGTACCGAGTACCCGTTTGTGCGCATGCCGCACTCGCTTGCGGCCAAAGCACTACGCGACGCTGACCTGCTCCAGTCCATTGAACCCAACGGCATCACGCTGATCCTCGAAGGCCTGCGCTCTGAAATGCAGGTGCGCTTTGGTAAGCAGATCAGTGTGCAGGAAATGTACGAGGGCCAAGTCAAGTTCCTCGAGGCCGCCGAGCTGTTTACGCAAACAGGTCAAGCGCTCTGGGACGCATCCAAACACCACATGATCGAAGCGTGCCGCTGCTACGCCGAGTATCGCACTGGCAAACAACAGGAAGAACAAGCGTGAACCAACAGGCCATTCTCAAGAAGTCCAAAACTTTCATCCTGCAAGCTCAGTTCGTGGAGCAACTTGCAGCATTGATCGAAGACGAACAGACCCTCATCCTTCAAGGTGAGGGTATCAAAATGGGTCCACTGCATTCTCGCGTTATCTTCGGCCAAGTGCATCGCCGTAACTCTCGGGTGCGAGCACAGCCTGTATGGGTATTGCATGAAGGTCAGCCGATTGAGTTGGTGGACTACAAGGTTTCATTCCTGCAGGCCATGTACACACCACACGACAGCCGCGTGGAGCAACAGATCAGCGTGATTATCCACAGCGCCGTGCTGTTCTCGCCTGAAACACAGGAAGCATATCCTGTGAGCATCCGTTTCCGCTACAACAACCACAACCCGCTCGACTTCACCAAAGCCTACATCACTTTCCTCTGAGGTGACCATGAAGAATCTCTGGAATCGACTGTTCGGCGGTAAGCGTAAGCCAGAACCTGCAGAAGCTGCAACCCTGACAGGCAAAGAGAAAGAAAACTTTCTGCACCTGTTCATTGTGGATGAACTGCTCAAGTACACAGGTAAGAGCGTTCGGGTGCGCAACAACGAAGCCCACGTCGAGTGCCCATACCACGCCAGTGGAACTACACCGACACTGTCGGTTGCGTTGTCCATGGGTGTAGGTCGCAAGCAGGGTATGTTCTACTGCTTTGCCTGTAACGAGCACGGCAACTGGAACAAGCTCGCACAGAAGGCAGGACTTGCACCACTGCCCGTTGAACCTGATGACCCGCCAGAGTTGACACCTGTATTCCAAGGGTCTCTGGGGCGTCAGTACAATCGCGGCCAGCACATTAGCCGCGCGCATCGTCCAGGTCACACGCCAGCAGCGCAGGTGCACTACTTCGACGTGCAAGACCCCGCTGCTTGGGATCGCAGCTCACAGAGCCGCCAGGATAACAGCAGCTCCACGCTCGCCAACATCGCGCTCATGGGTGCGGCACTGTCCGACAACGACACGCACCGCGAAAGCTGCGCAACACCAAGCACGACTACTCACGGTGAGCCAACGCGCAGCTATGCGCCTGACCCTACACCGAGCACTACCTACGACAGCCCATCGTCTACGGACTCAGGTAGTCCAGGCGGTTGCGACTGATGTTCTACACGGGCATTGGTAGCCGCGAAACTCCCAACCGCGTGTGTATGCTAATGTCCCGGTTTGCGCAGCTTCAATGGCGCAAGCCACGTTCTGGTGGGGCTATCCAAGCTGACGAATCTCAAGAGGTCGTCCCACTTGAACTCTACCTGCCGCGTCGTGGTTGGCGTGGTAAGGAAGGCATCTGGCAGTACACGCATGAGCAACTCCTCTTCGCTGACACCATCTGGAAGGAGGCGTTCCCATCTGACAAAGCTGTGGCAACTTGGACCCGTGATTTCTTCCGGCGCAACGTCTGGCAGATCATGGGTCTTTGCGCATCTGTAAAGGAAGCTATATTCAGCGATTTTGTAATCTGCTGGACACCAGATGGTGCATTGACGATTCAAGACTACCAGCTAGGCGTCACCGGTGGTACTGGCATCGCAATCAACATCGCTTCAATCTACGGTGTACCCGTATACAACCTACAACGCCCAGATCACTTCCGGAAAGTCCTGAGCTGGTGCGTGCGAATGGAGCAAAAGCATGGACTCGTCTTTGAAGAAGCATCCCGTAGTTTTATCCGCGCAGCAACAGGCGAATACCTTGTTGCCGCTGAGCCTGAGCGCAGAGGAAGAGGACACCTTCCAATCTTGGCTCTATACGTTTAAGGACGTCGCTCGCAAGACCATCGCCAATGTGGACGAAGTCGCTGAGGCGCACTGGCGTATGCTGTATGTCTGCACTGCACCCAAGGGTGCGCAAGAGGTGTACGACGAAATGTTTGCCCACGCTGGCAAGTGCTATCTAGAGGTGTGCTGATGACTTTCCATATCGACTTCTCCAACTTCCCAATCGCCATTCGTCCGCCAAGCGACATGGTGAAAGTCAACTGCACGAAAGGGCCGCTGCTTGAAACGCCAGACGGAGCAATACACGCAGACGATCTGGTCAAGCAAATCTCCAAGAACCTGGATGCCAAGCTCACCATCACCGAGTTCGAGCGCCATCACATGGACAGTACGACCAAGAAGTTCTTTGACTCCTGGGTGAAGCCACAAGCTGCTGTGCCAGTTGAGAACTACGCGCTGCCTGTGTTCGACTCGTATGGCTTCCTGCACTTCTCGCCAAAGCGCCCTGCTGATCCAAAGCGCAAGTACGGCGTGCAGGCGATAGTACGCGGCAACCTGTTCGAGGGGCGCAAGAACTTCCGTAGCCATCGCAAAGCACGCGAGTGGGTACGCAAGCAACTCTCCTGTCAGATGTGGCCGTCGAGCACACAAGACAGCGGCTTGGCTAGCGGCATGGACCCAGTGACCATGACGATCAGCTTCGACTTTACTGGCCCGCTCGACTCCAGCCATCTGAGCAAGGTGATGGTATGACCCCAGAAGATCAGTGTGCTGCCCTCGCCGCAGATGAAGACGAACTGGCAAAGCCGTTGTCCTACGCTGTCGAACAACGCATCCGCTTCATCGACTTCCTGTTCGCTCATTACGGGTACGTCCGTCGCGAGTTCCTCATGGACTACTTCGGCCTGAGCATCGCGTCGGCGTCTCTGGACATTCAGCGCTACATCCGAATGACCGAGGACAATGTGTTCTACAACGCCAGTGCCAAGCGGTACGAGTCCACAAAAGCGTTCAAGCGCCTGTATCCCTGAGGAGCCGACATGGCAAACAAAGCATTTCCCGGCTCCAAGCTGTTTGAGTTGAAGGCGACTCACGGCTTGCCTCTGGACGTTGCAGTCGACCGCATCGTTAACACTGAACGCATGGTGATCGACTGGCAGGGCTTCATCGACCAAGCGCGTGCTCAAGGTTGGTACGACTTCCAGACGCTCGACGTGGCTGAGCAAGCCCTGACTGACGCTGACGTACCACGTGACTACCGCGACGCTGTGGTGTTGCGCATGAAAGCCTACGTCATGGAGAAGCGCCATGCCACGTGATCGCCTGTACCCACACCCAGGGTTCATCGTCTACAAGAACCGCGTAGAGGAGAACCCGCACACGTTCGAGCCCGAGCTGACCCGTGACATTGTTACTGAGGTTCATGACGAAAATCAGGCCAAGGAAATCGTAGCGCGGGAACGTGCCGCCGATCCCGATGCTGGTGAGAACTGGATTTATTATGAACCGGGAACCATCTACGACTAAGCGCCGCAAGCGTAAGCCCAAGGTGCGCGAGCCAATTCCGCAGAGCGTTTTCTACTACCCAGACATTGGTGAGTACGGCCGCACATCGGTGACGTCCTACCACGAAGTGAAATACTTCATCGACTGGGGACCCAACCCGAAGTGTACGGTGCACGGCCGCTTTCTTCCCGAGCATGACCTCTGGACGCGGTTAGACGACGACATGGACCAACAGGAAGACGAAGATGACCGAGACGAAGAAGATTAATCTGTGGGTGCCCGGTATGGGTACCATCTGGGAGCACCACAAGAACGGTATCGAGTACGAGGTGTACGACGTTACCAACGAAGATGCCGACGAGGAGCGTACGGACTATCGCACCACCGTATCCTACATCGGACCTAATGGGAAGAAGTGGAGCAAGTCGCTTGAGCGCTTCCACGAGACCATGCTGTTCACTGGTAAGCATGCCGAGTACCCGACCAAGGTTGTAGTCGGTCGTCCGGGTGTCAACCCTGGTCACTTCACGGTGCCGAAGTTCGAGGTTGTCTTCGATCCGAAGTTCGAGCCCGACGGTCCTGGTCTGTTCTACTACGTCAACTACAAAGAGTACAACGGCAAGACCACGATGCTCGAAGAAATCACCCAGCGCATTCGGGTGATGCTGCATGGCGTACCTCAGGAGCCGATCGCAGGCACGCGCACTGGCGACAACTTCAATGCCATGCAGGAGTACACAACGTTCGGGCATGTGTCCCAGTGCGAGCGCGACGAAATTGACGCTCGTGGTCTGTGCTACATCGGGCAAGTGGGTAGCCCGTACGGTGTCGTGTGCTGGGGCCATCGCACGGCCAACGACATTCCGGTTCACGAAGCGATGTTGTACCACAAACTCCTGAAGGTGCTCGACAAGTACAAGGGCGAAATTGTTGACGACCTCCTAGTCCACAAGCTGTACGACGATTTCTACCAAGTGCTGCTACGTGCCGTTCAGACACGACTGGTTTACGCACGTCAAGCGGGTGACGCTGCCCATATGTTGCAAATCATCGGACCTTCTGGCGATGACGACGCACGTATCATCATGTTCCGCATTCCGTTCATCATGCACCCGCAGCCACGTCTAATGGAAGTGAGGATCGGCACCAACACGATCACCGCGTCGCTTGACGGTCGCATGGCACAAGCTCTGGGTGCGCTGTACCCGAACGATAACCTTGTGGGTGTAGTTCCACAGCCGAAGAAATCCATTGGCATGGAGGCAGAGTAATGCAGCAAGGAAACCTGAACGTCACCATTCCGCAGGTCACGGTGCTGATCGACGAACAGGTCGACACCTTCTACCTACAGCCACTGGATGCCATCACGTTCCGCGAGATTGAGATTGCGCTGAACGCCAACATCGAGAAAGCGTTCGCCTACGGCTTTACGGTCACGGCTAATCCAGCGCAGGCTGCCGATGGCATCGTGATGATCGAGTACACGCATCAGGGTACCCAGCACACTTACCGCTGCGAAGCCAAGTCGTTGAAGCTGCGTGCCGAGGAAGTGCTGCGGGCCAAGATCAACCTGGCCGCTGCTGCTGTGGAAGCTGCCCTCGAAGCGCTCAAGTCGTCACCGTCTGACGGCCGCCTGATCAACGTCGGGCGCACGCAAATCCAAAGCGGATTCATGGCACTGCGCCGCTCCATCGAACCGAACCCGGAGGCAATATGAAGACGCTGGCCGAGTTCACCTCGCGCAATATCATCAAGGACAAGACTGCTGTAGAAGGCGGTTGGGTCAACAACTCGAAAGACAGCGGCGGTGAGACCAATCATGGCATCACGGCTGCGCTGGCGAATGACTATCGCACCAAGCTGGTATCCATGTTCAAGTGGGACGGCACGATGAAGAACCTGAGCATCGACATGGCCTACTGGCTGTACGAGACTCACTTCTGGAATCGCCTGTATGCTGACGATCTGCTCAAGCGTCATCCTCTGTTTGCCGACAAGCTGTTCGACATGGCGATCAACATGGGTGTGACCACTGCCGGTTCGTATTTCCAGCAGGTGCTCAATGCCAACAACAACCAGGGTACGCTGTACGCCGACCTGAAAGTCGATGGCTGGATCGGCCCAACCACGCTCAAAGCGCTCGACGCCTACATCAGCAAACGCGGCGTTGAAGGCATCAACCGTGCGCTGTGTGCGCTACTCGCTGAGCAAGGTCACCACTACCTGCAACTCGTCCAGAAGCGTGCTAAGGACGAGGAGTTCTACTACGGCTGGGCTGGTCGTGTTAGCCGTGACATGGGCATCTACATCAACGTGCTGGGAATCAAGGCATGAACAGACCAAAGAAAAGTACCACGTGGAAAACCCCAGAGGGTGTGATGCTCGTGGTTGTTGGTATCATGGAGCACACCGACGTATTCCAGCCAGAGCACAACATCACCTTCGTGAACGTGCTGTATCTCAACGCGCCTGAAGACTTCCGCGCATCTGAGCTGATTTCCTTGCGCACGTTCAACGAGCACATGACCCAGGTTGGTTTGATGCTCGACGAAGGTAAGCGCCCGCGTCACCCATGGGAAGTCTATCTGGCGGATCGCGCAGATGGTTGCAAGGGTCACTTCGCCATCGCACGCTGGCACCCCAACGGGTATCAAGAAGTCTGGAACCTGCGCAAGCACACGTGGGGCGCATTCAGTGACGACGTCCTGACTCTGGAAGAAGCTGAGAAGATGCTCCAGTCAATCAGCTTCCATCCAATGACGCCCAGCATTCGGAGCCCGGTATGAATAATTTCCCAGAAGACACGGTGAAGTACCGTATCCAGATCATCTGCAACACCTTCTTCGGCCGCCAAGTGTCGCCGGATTTGGCGCAAGTGATTCAAGACACCCTCAATCAAGACGTACCGCCGTACTGCGCTGAGGACTTCAAGGTCCAGATCAAGATGCGCGTCGGTGTATACATTCGTGTCGATTGCTCCGTGCGCGGTGAAGAGCACTCGTATGACATTTACCCAGAGCAGCAGGACGAAATGCCTCACCTGCCGCCGCTGTCGCGTGAAGAATTAGCTGAGAGCGCGCGGCGCTACGAGCTGGCGCATCCACGCGTTCCAACCAAGCGCATCTTGATCGTTGCCATGAGCGATAACTTCGTCATCGGCAAAGAAGGTAAGCTGCCGTGGCATATCCCGAACGACCTGAAGTTCTTCAAAGACCAGACGACTGGTCACCCACTGGTTGTCGGCCGCAAGACGTATCAGAGCATGCCTGACTTCGTGTGGAAGACGCGCACGCCGCACATCTTGACCCGCGACCCGCATAACTTCGAAGGTCCAAACTGTCCGTACCACGCTAGCGACTCACTGGGCTCGCTCGTACACTGCGCGGGTGAGAACTTCCGTACGGGCAAGGTGTTCATTGCTGGTGGTGCCGAAGTCTATCGCCAAGCACTTGACCAAGACCTGGTTGACGAAATGTTGGTCACCCACGTTAAGGGTGTCTGGGCCGGCGACACCTTCTTCGAGTTCGTTCCTGGCTTCGGTCCAGGTGAAGTCGTGCTGGAAGACCCAGAGTTCACCGTCTCGCGCTACACGCGCTATGTCAAATTGGAGGCGTGATGAAACGCGCACGGTACTACACAACCATTCAGGGCAAGCGTGCCACACGACGCATCAAGTGGTTCAATCCGAAAGGCATCATCCACGAGAACGGCAAGCAGTACGTCGCCGCATTTGTGCTTGCAACTCTCGGCGAGACGGGCTTGAAGCTGCGCGCTGTCACGTCTCAGCTGGGCATCGACGGTCGCGGTAAGTGGGTGATTCCAGGCGTCATGGACTGTCCTGAGCCCATGTACACAGCAGCGTACAGTGTCGGCCTCGAAGTGGGTCGCATGACGCAGGGTGCCGAATACCTCATCAACCAGATGAACGAGCAATTAGAACGAGAGCGTGAGAACATGTGGCGTCCGCCTGTGGGTACACAGCGCGGTGTCCTGTCGGCGGAGCAAATCACGGCCGTCGAAGATCACGCCATTGAGCATCTGCCCATCAACCGCCTGAACCCGGGTGCAACTTTTCCAAAGCAGGGAGTCTAACCACAAACCAGAGGTAATCAATGCGCAAATCAATCATGTTTGTTTACGAGGTGTTGGGTGACAGCACCGAGGTGTTCTTCATCCCGGACGCGGCGAAGCTGCCAAAGCCGGTGATTGACGCAATGAAGACGGCACGCAACACGGTGATGAATCGCGACGACTTGAGTGCACCTCAGACCGACGCGCACGAAATCATCACATCGGCGGTCAGCGAGGAATCGGCAGTCGAGTACATCGACGAGCCGTATAAAAAGTTTGTAGGTACGCTGCTGCCCTACAAAGTGCGTGGCTCCACCAGCGCGCTTAACGTGGGTGACAAACTATTCTACTTGCGCTGCGGTTTCGTGGCTTGACTCAAAACAGGGTGCTTCGGCGCCCTGTTGTCGTTTCTGCGGTCTACGCTGTGCGCAGTCTACAGACCATGGTCGTTCGATACCTGAACTATAAAAAGAACCATTAGAGGTGTTGACTACTGATTTCAGTAATGATATACTGTCTGTGACTAGCCGAACCGAGCATGCCACATAGTGGTTACGACTTAGTTTAGGTTACACACTCAAACATGAATAGTTTACAGGATACCACGAACATGACCGCTACCAAGACCGTTGCCAAGAAAGCCACCGTTGCTAAAGCCGCCGCTCCTACCGTAGCCCGTAAAGTCACCCGCACCGCAACCACCGAGACCAAAGCCATGACCAAGCCTGCAAACAAAACCGCCGCCACCAAGACCGTTGCTGCCAAAGTCGTGAGCAAGAAGCCGGTCGTTGCCGCTGCTGCCAAGCCTGCTGTTAAAGCTCCGGCCAAGCGCACCAAGAAAGTTGCGCGCAAGCCGAAGGTCGTCAAGTACGCCAAGCGCGTGATCGACGTTGCAGCCTTCGCCACCAGCAAGCGCATTGTTAGCGACCTGCTGGTCACCAAGCTGACCGAAGCTGATGACCTGATCATCACTCGCGAAGGTCAACCTGAAGGCAAGAAGCTGGTAGGCAAAGCGCTGTGGGTTCAACTCGGCGAGAAGAAAGTCGAGAACTACGGCGTTGTGTCCGATGTGATCGTTTCCGTCGGCATTGACGGCAACAAGATTGTTTACTTCCTCGAGGCCGTCTGCGGTGATACCACCTTCCCGCTGCACGCCATCGACAAGGTCGGTGCCAAGTTCATCGTTGACCTGAAAGCGACCATGCCTACTCGCGCCAACATCGAGCTGATCGGCGTGGACGAAATCATGGGCAGCAAGCGCCCAGGTCGTGCACCTGCAAACACCAACGCTGGCAAGCGCGCTGCTCGCGTAACCCGCGCTGCCCGCGCTGCCGCTGTCAAAGCCGAAGCTGCTGCCGAAAAGGCGCCTCTGGTTGTTGGCAAGGACGAAATGAAACCAGGTGCTTACACCAAGGGTGCGTCGATCATCATTGACCCGACCATCAAAGGCGACAAGATCGCCAAGGTGTTCATCAAGACCCTGGGCCGTGGCACCAAGAAAGACCCAGTGCGCCGTGTTCGCCACGTCCACACTGTCAAAGGTCAAATCTGCCCGCTGAACGAACTGCGTGCGCACCGTGGCGGCTTCAAAGCCATCGACCTGTAAACTCCGTACAACTCGGAGCGGGACGTCCCGCTCCACATAGGACACCTCGAACATGATTATCGAAAACTCTTTCACTGCATACGCCGACTCCGCAGTAGCCCGTACCAAACGCGGCTTCACCACTGCATCCAAAATCACTGGCCTCGCCATCCGCTCTGACCTGCGCAAGCTGGAAGAAGCTGAGACCAAAGCGACCATCAAAGCTCTGGCTAAGGCAAGCAGCGTCAAGACCTTGAGTGGTGGCAGCAAACTCGACGTGAAGCCTGCAGAGGCTAAACCCGCCAACCACGCCATCCGACTGTCTGGTTACTACGTCTGCCGCCAGCGCCAGCGGAACGTGCTCGAAATCATGCAGGGCCCATACGCATCGTACGGGCAAGCTCAAACTGCCTCGCGTCGCTACCTGACCAAGACGCAGGACGACCCTCGCAAGATCGAGATACTGCGTGGCATCACGCTCCGCTCTCGTACCACGAAGTTTGCAGCCAACTTTGTCGAGGCGGTTGTTCGCAACGTCGCACACGCGCACCCGCTGCCGAAGATCGCCACTGCGGACGAGAAGGCACGCATTGCCAAGCAGCGTGAACTCGCCAAACAGCGCATTGCCAAGCGCAGAGCTGAGGACCTGATCCGCAGCCTGGGTAGCCCTGACTACTCCAAACTGTTCGTTGTGGACGACAAGCGCAAGCGCATCATCCACGGCCCGTTCGGTAAGCACGCTGATGCTGTCAAGGCCGCTGCCGGTTTGAAGAACGTGGTGATCCTCTCTGGTCGCCAATGCAACAACGAAAGCCTGAAGTACGCATCCGACTTCAAGGCAAACAAGGAGTACAAACTCACGGTCGGCATGTTTGCCGTCGGTGTTACCGTGAAGCTCAACGGTAAGAAGGTGAAGATTACCGCCTTCGACAAAACCCACAAGATCGTGCGTACTGGTTGGGGTGATTTCTTCATGGTCGATTGCACTTATGACCTAAAGACCCGTACCATCATCGCACCAACCCAAAAGTAAGGAGTACCCATGGCCGCAATCATCGCAGCACAACAACTCGCCAGAGCAATCAAAGCTGCCGCCAAGGCACGCGAGGAGAGCTTTGACTCGGAAGCCGCCGACGCCGCAGTCGAGGCGCAGGGTAGCAAGTTCCCACCTGTCAACTCCGAACAGTTCTACACGCTCACCATCCTGCAGGCGTGCGAGAAAGTTTGCGCACCTGATCTGGTTGAACCCGTTCGCATCATGCTGACCACGGCGTGGAACGACAGCCAGATGTGGGCAGACAACATCAAGTAACGCTGAACGGGACGTCTGCCTTAGTGTAAACGTCCCGTACTACCTTCCAAGGAACTGCCATGCGCAAGCAAACTCCGATACTGCCAATCGCGCCAGGCCCTGTGCGTATTCTCCCAATGCCGGAACCCTGGCCGTACATTCACCAGAAGCATCCGATCGAACCTGCTGTCTGCCCAATCTGCGAACACGAACAAGGAAAGCGCAAATGCCAGCCATGAGAAAGAAGAAAGATACCTTTACTCAGACCCAACCAGAGAGTCTGGCAGACTTCCCAGAGCTGAGCATCTACGCCGAGGCTGGGCAGCGCGCAGAAGCCCATCGCCAACACCTGATCACGCTCAAAGGCAAGTGGGGCTTTGCCGAAATCGACTTCGACACCTCCACGTTGTTTACCAACGGCGAGTGCGAACGACTGGTCCTGCGCGTTGACCACGACGAACACTTCAATGTGGTGTATCAGGCTGCCGAACAATACGAACTGCCTCGCCGTGAAGTTGGCAGCGACTGGTGCGACTCGCCCGCGAAAGCCCTCAGCCAACTCGTCAAGAAGTTGGAGGCCGAACGCAAGGCTTACGAGAAATCGTTGACCGTCAAGAAAGCCACCAAGCCGAGGAAGTCATGAGCCAGACGCATATAACCCATGGCTCTCGTCCAGGGTACGATTGCCTACGGTTCACCCAGAACGGTTCTCTAGGTGTACCGACGCCATTGCATGAATGGCAGACGGTTTCACTTGGTGGTAAGTTTTGCGAGTACACGGTAGCTCCCGATGGTCGAATTACCTACGTACCCGGCCTTGCGACCGACGTTCCGGATTGCGACTGTGTTGCCGCACTCTTGGATGGACGACTCACAGTTGACGACTTGGTATTGAGCGGCCACGACGTCATGGGTAACGGCCACGTCTTTCGACTTCGAGTAGTGAACAACTACGTTGTGGAAGTACGCGAAGGTGCCACTGTCCTGTTCAAGCGAAACTGGCCACCTGCTAACCCAAAGTACCTCAGCCAGAAGGTGCGCCAGTTCAACGCTGGCATCAAAAAGGTACGCGAGCTCCTACGCGTCAGGCCTAAACGATGACCTGGCTCTGCAAACTCATGGGCTGTCGCTGGCGTGAGAAGTATTACACCTACAGCGACGACCACATGTGGCGTTACACCAACTACCGCCACTTCAAATACTGCCCACGTTGTGGCAACCCAAACCCGAATAGTGAGAACTGATATGAAATCCGTAGCCATCTTCCGCGGTCAAGCAATGGTCCCAGCAGTCGAATGGAACCGTGAGAGTTCACTCCGCCTGTTCGATGCAGTTGGTAAGTTCCGACACATGGCCATCACGCCTGAGGCGGCAGAAGAACTGCGCAAGCTCCACATCGCTGTTGACAGTGGTGTACCTACCCACTTCCAACTCTCCAAGCCTATCGTTATGAGCATGATGAACGTGGCGTCGGAGCTCATGACCCAGCGCACCTCGTTGCTGCGTATGGTGCACGCCCAGTACGGTGTGATCCGACACAGCGACGACGCGCTCGACGATCACCAGCTGTTGCGCAAGCTGCGCGAAGCCTTCTACAACATGCCGCAGGCGATCATCGACGACCTGTGTCGCACCCTTGGCCTGAACGGTATCACCTATGCGTTCAACGCCGATAACCTGCTGCGTGAATACGCGCTGGAGACTCTGGTCGAAACCGTGGTTGATTGCTACGACCAAACTCCTCTGGAACTGGTGTTTGCAGCGCCAAGTGAAGTGCTGCAACCTGCCGACCCCGACGACTTCGAGTTCATCGAGGATGACCTGAGCGAACTCGACGCCACCCAAGTTGTCAGCCTTGGTGCATATCTGGGCGTCGCCCGTGAAGGCATGGGCATGGACGAAGTGGTGCTGGCATTGTGCGAACTGGAGCGCGAAGTCGTGCTGGCCGCAGGTAAAACTCTCGGCTTCCTTGACGCGGGTCCTGAATTCCTGGACGACCTCGACGATGAAGACGATTTCATCGAGGACGAGGCTGAGAAGGCGCTCCTCGATCCAGCGAACGAAGACGAACCCGAAGACCCGAACGCCACAGACAACGACTCGGCAGAAGTGCGCCTGCTGAATCACCTTCAAGCGCAAGAGCACGAAGTCCTGCTGGAAGTCTTTGATCGCCTGACCGAACTCTACGGTCAAGGCATTGCGCTGTCGAAAGACGAATTGGCCACAGCGATTCTCGACCGTGCCATCGAAACTCCAAATCTGGCACAACTGGTGCTGCGTGGCATGAAGCTGTACTCGGAAGACCTGCCGTCGTCTGACACTCTGGTCACCCATGATCTGACCATGAGCCACGGTCGCAACTATCAGGACGTCACGCTGCTGGGCGAACTGCTCGCAGTGTGCGCCTACTCGCTGAGCCACCCAGACGCTGAGCAACTGGTGCTGGTACTCCAGGAGTAAACAAATCGCGCTGTACAAGAGGGGAGCTTCGGCTCCCTTTTTGCGGTCTGAATACCTTACCTATAAAGATAACCGTTAGACCACTTGCACTACTGATTTCAGCTATGATATAATGACAGCACGAAGCGAAACCGAGCTAGCGGCATACTGGTTACGCTAGTAGTTAAGGTAAGATTAGTTTGCAGGAGAATCACATGGTCAAGCGCATCTTGGAAATCGCAGTCGTCAGCATCAACTACCGCTGCCCACACTGCAACTTGGTAATATCGCTCGGTACTGGTGACCACCCGCTGGGCAAACCGTTCACCTGCTTCTGCAAGCGCGAGGTCCTGATCGACGAGGACACCGTGTTCCAGATCAACCAGCTCAACTGCAAAGCCAAGCTTCTGCCTCAATAACCACCGCGCACCCGAACGCGCAAACAATCGAACATGACCGGAGAACGAACATGACCAAACGCATCCAACCACGTGGCGGCAAAGACTACACCTTCAAACAAATCGTTGAGCAACTGGACCTGCGCGATTCAGCCTGCCTGATGTTCAACGAGAACAACATGGAGCAGAACATCCAAGATTCGCACATCAGCGAACTGGACGTACTCAAGCTGCCACACTGGGCCGACTCGCTGTGGACCTACAAGTACGAGACGGACGAGTGGATTCCTGTCTTCAAGTGGTCAAGCGCAAACACCGTCAGCATTGACGAGCTGATCGACAAGGAGCCGCATATCGACCCGTATGCTGAGCGCCCTGGTGTTCTCTGGTGCGTACCCAAGGGCCAGACACGCGAACAATACCACAAGGTGGTTGTTCCCGAAGACGGCAGTGACCCGTACATCACTGGTTACGGTTCGGATGATCGCCACCCGCTGCCGACGTTTGACGACAAGGGTCTGAGCGAGCACTACTACATCCGGCGCAACAACGCTGGACGCTGTGACTACTGCAAGGGCCAGGTAGAGCGGCGGTTCAACTACCGTGACCCTTCCGAGGGTTGCTGCAAGCTGTACGAAGTTTGCGCGCCGTGCATCGACCGCGCACGCAAAGCCAACGCAGCGGAGTTTGACGAATGACCCGCAGTTACATGAGAACCGTAGCGTGGTGTGCTGTCTGTGCTGCGGTTTGCTTTGCAGTCATCGCGCACACTGGGCCGATCTTGCACGGCCTGATGTGGTTCGCCTGCGGTGTTTGTGCATTTTTCAGCTTATTCTTCGGGCTGATGTTTGCGCTGATCCGAGAGCCGAGATAATTCCTGTTGCCCACACTGAGGAGTGGGCAGCCTGAATGAACTCTAATCCCGACAAGGAATTTGGTAATGTCTGATATGTTTGGTCGCGTCATCCGCTCGCCACAGAAACGCAACGTTGGCTTGAGCAAACCGATGGAAGTGCTCAACCTGTTCGCGATTGAGTACAACGCATACCGCAGTGAAGAAGAGTCGACCGCCTTCTTTGTTGCAAACATTCGCGCCACCAACTTGGTTGAAGCGCGACACATCCTGAAGCTGTACCTGGTCAAGCAGAAGCACGCGATCACCGCAACGATCCGAGAGTACGATTTTGGTAAGGACCGTTCGTGGCTGCGTGGCAATAAGGACTACCAGATCAAAGTCCTCGACGTCAAGCAGTACGACCGTGCGATTTACGAACGCAACCGTGAAGCCCAACTCGAATCCATGTGAGGTGCACCATGTCCAAGATCAAGACTCTCGAATCCATGCTGGTCAACGCCGCCGACGCACTGAACAAGGTACTTCGCCAGGTGCGCAGTGACCAAACTCCGAAACAGAAGCTAACCAACGTCGAGGAGATTCTCGCCCACGAAGGTGTTAGCGAAGCGCTGACTTGGCACCGTGACCACAAGCGCGCTCTCAAGGCAGAAGGTGTCAAGACCGTTGAAGCGAAGGTCGTCACCTCGAAGGTCGCGAAAGAGCGCCGTGCCAAAGACGTGGAAAAGGCTGCACAACCTGCCAAGGTGCCTGGCAAGAAAGCGCTGATGGGCAAGCCGGTGTTCTTCACCAAGCGCAAGTTCTCCGAAGTGTCTCGCGTCTTCCGCCGCGGCGGTGTTCGCTGGGTAGAACTTGCCGACGGTCAGGAGTTTGAAGCCTCGATGCTGACGCAGCACTCTTCCGCCGACACGGGTGAAGCGTTTGAACTCGACCAAACACCGCGTACCGTGAAGCGTGAGAAGAAGGCGGAACGTGCAGCGCGTGAGGAAGAAGTTCACGCCATCATCACCAAAGTCGCGGGCAACGGCGCGTATGTCGAAGCCAACAACCTGAGCGCCTTCTGCAACAAAGTCAGTGCAGCGCTCGAAGCTGAGTACGGCGCTGGGGAAATCTCCCGCGTCTTGCTCCGCCAGTGCAAGGCATATGTCATTGACCATCACCAGAAGGTCGACAACATGAAGCCGCTCAAGGTCAAAGGTGCTGTCGCGAAGGTGAAACGCCTGACTGTAAAAGCTATAGCAAAGGCCGACGACAAGGGCCCGAGCGCAACTAAAGCGCTCAAAGCCCAAGGCAAGAAGCAACGCAACGACCCAGATGCCTACCGCAATCTGGCCAAGGGCGTCATGTCCGTTTAACCAACCCGCCGTTTAGTTATCCCTACTATTTGAGGATCGAATCATGCCTTGCAACTGTGACCACATGGAACCTACCCAACGTGAACGCCTGCTGAAAGACGCGGCAGGTTACCAGATCAAAGTGCGCAACGCGCTTGGCTTGAATGTGCCGAAGTGGCTGCGTGCTGAGTCCAAGAACATCTACGCCAAGGACGAGCGCTGCGAGACGGAGCTCTGCCGCATCATCAACGAACTCTCGGCCGATGATCGCAAGGCGCTGATCTACCGCGAAGGTATGGCTGATGTTGCTGCGTGGTGGGAAAGCCACGACAAGGCCGACAAAGCCCGCGAGAAACGCGAGAAGCGTCAGCGCAAGGAAGACAAGGAGCGCAAAGAGGCGGCAGCACTGCTGACTCCTCGCCAGCGCAAACTTCTCGGCGTTGAGTAACAACCAACCTCCCTCAAGTTGTCCTAAGATTAAGGATCGAATATGTTGACTCGTAAATCCAGCGGCTGTGTAGTGTTTCGTCACAACGAGAAGAACCAGTTGGAGGTTCTCCTTGTCACCTCCAGCAACGGCAAGGAATGGGTACACCCGAAAGGTGGTGTCGAAATTGACATGACCGAACGCGACTCCGCGGCAAAAGAAGTGTTTGAGGAGGCGGGTGTTCTGGGTAACGTCGGGATGAAGCTCGGTAGCTATCGGTATGTCAAGAACAACCAGATGCAAGAAGTTACGATGTACGCTATGATGTATACACAGGACGCTGAAATGTGGCCAGAGGAACATAAGCGTAAGCGTAAGTGGTTCAAGGCCAAGAAAGCCATGAACAAAGTCAGCGAGACGCTGGCGCCGTTCATCTGGGACGTGATCGTGGCGGTGGACGCAAACACCGCGCACGAAGCCCGCAAAGCTCGGGAGTGCGCTTGATGCTTGCCCTGTACCTCGCACACCGCGAACTGATCCTCGGTGTGCTGCTCGCTCTAGGCATTCTCGGTAGCTTCGTTGCCTTAGCCTTCGCCATGCGAGCCGGGTACGAAGATCAGCTGGAGTTTATGGACCAGATCAGCAGCAACCCAAACAAAGATAAGGACTAGCCATGAAAGAGTTTCTGGAGCTGTTCAACTGGAAGCGCCGTCCCGCCACAGTGTGGTTAGTTGCTGGACCCATTGCCATCATCGGACTGTTCGCTATGCTCGCTCGGGGCGTTTTGGAAATCGTGAAGAACGGTGACTGGACCTACCTGCTGATGAACCTTGCCTTCTTGCTGATCGTTGGCGTCATGTTCATCCCAGCGTGGAAGCAATACAAGATTGCGATGAAGCGAAAGGCCGAATATGAGGAGCGCAAGCGCTTCTACGGAGTTGACGAATGACCCTGATCCATGTTGAAGTAGACGACGCACTCGCAGCCAAACTCGACGGTGAACCAACCGTTCGTGGTCTGTCCATGGACGCTGCACTGGTAATGCTCGCCAAGCGCGCACTGCACTCGCTAGAGTTGGAGCGCAGCCCGCACGTGTTCACCGCCAAGTGCCTTGAGCACATCGAGAAGTTTGAAATCGGCCGCAAGTTCCGCTTCATCGACGCAGTGCCACCACACACGTCGTTTTGTTCGCAGGACCTGAAAGCTCTGGCCGCCGCGATCCGCAACTCACCTCTGGTGAAAGCGCACCCGCCAGAAGAAATCGACGCGCCAGGTATGCCGCTGGGGCCAATATCGTTGCTTGAACGCATTCAACCAACCGAGTAAGGAAGCATGATGCTTCGCAGCAAGTTCCAAGCACCGAAACAGGTGCACGCAATACGGGGAGAAATAGTTCGCATCTGCCACGACGATGACATGGCCAACTTCCGAGTCTTCGTCGGGCGCGAACTTGCAGGGCTTGCTACTGTGATGCACCGAGGCACCGATGTGTGGATTGAGGAGCTGTACACCGTTCCTTACCACCGTCGCAAGGGTGTTGCCAGTGCCATACTCGATCATCTGGCACGCTGGGAATTCACACGCAACAAACCGCAGTACCTGCTGGTGTATATCGAGAACACCGATGCACACCGGCTTTACCTCAAGCTGGGCTTTGAGGAAGTCATGGGAAGTCAGACGATGCTCACCATGAAGCGTCGAGCCGACTACCAGCCAACATCCACAGTGGAGTTTAACGAATGAGTCACAAGGAAGCTGTAGACGCGCATTACGCGCCGTATTACGAAAGCATCGACAAGGCACTCGACAAGAAAGCGGCACTCATGCCACTCCTATTCCTGACTCACGATTATCGCGAAGGCTTCAAGGCAACGATGAATCGCGAGCACCCGCGCAACCAGGAAGGCACTGCCATCCAGCACAACGTGCCGGGTACCCACACCAACTTCATCTGGCGTAACGGTGTGGGTACGGAAATGTCTGTGACCACGTCGTACATGGAGAGCAACGGGTTCATGCACATCGTCGTGCTGTACACCGAAGTCGGTCGCCCTGTCATTGTGATCGAGCGCTTCGTCGAGGGCCTGCCACCGTATTCCGCCGAGCAATCGGAGTTTGCGTGTGCGATGCTCTCCAACGTGTTTGACCGCCTCTGGCCAACTCCCGCCTAACTTCGCTGCCCATTCGCAAGAGTGGGCAACCGAGTAACCACAGGAGAGCAATATGAGCATGACAATTTGCCCAGTCAAGGGCGCTGTGAACGGTGTGCGTTTCGCACGCTTCTTTGTCCGAGTCGAAAGCCTCGATGCCCGCCCAGTCATCTGGCCAATCCCGCATCCGTATTGGCACACTGGATCCAACGACGAAGGTTGCATTGTTTGCGCCTACGTCGAAAGCGAGGAGCAGTTGCTCGCGCAGTGGCCCGAGGCCGAGAACATCGACTGGCAGGACGACGAGCCTGCACAAATCTACCAATTCACCGAGCGCTTCTACATGCCCGAGTGGTTCAAAGAACAATACAACGCGGAGAAATCGGAATGACCATCAAGGTACAGTCGAAAGCCGACGTCACCATCAACCTGTCGCAGAGCGAAGCTGCAAACATCGCACGGCAGGTTGTCGAGAACTGTGACGACCAGAACGCTGTGGTCGACATTGCTGTCCTCGCCATGGACAACCTGCTCCAGTCGCCAAGTGGTAGCAACTTGCTGCACGCAACGCTCGCAGCCCACGGCATGGAGCTCAATCACATTCCGGGCTGGGTGGCAGACGCAAACGTCCAGCAACGCACGCCCACCCGCACTGCCCGTGCAAGCAGCAACGTGCCACGGTTGCAGCGCATCAACAAACTGATCCAAGCCTTCGAGTTGTCGGAAGGTACGCTTGCTCAACTGGGTCTCTACGGGATTACCTATGCCGACGTGACCCAAGGCAACTGGCAACGGTTCATCGTTCCGGACGAGCTGGACGATCTGTGCAAGGCCATCGAAGAGTACGTCCTGCAGCCAAAGAGCGTCGAGACCAACACGCAGCCTGAATCGCCGCGCACTGTGATGGTCGAGATTGCACTGCTGGAAGGTTTGTTCAACGTCACGCGCAATGACTACGCGCAAGCGGGCATTGCTCCTGAGCACATTCCTCACCTGCTGGATCGCAACACCGAAGGCTACATGACCTCAACGTTGCATGATATGCGCGAACTGCTCCGCGCCCACCTGCTGACAACACTCAAAGGGGAGTAACCTAAAAATGGCTGAACAAGTTTACCGTCGCCGCGTAGTTGCGACAATGTACCGTGGCCAAAGCAAAGAAGTGATCCTGGTTCGTCGCTATGCCTACTTCGACACTGCGATGCCGCGCATGGTCCAGCTGGCGATCAACTACGCCAACGAAGGCGACTTCGTGATCTTCCACAGTGATGATTACGGTGTTGAAATCGGCACCCTGCGTGTGAACCGCGGGAACAAATATGACCTGACAATGAGCGAGCTGGTTAAGGCTAGCCCGAGCTTGTTGAAGTTGATGAATGAAGGTGGTTCACTATGACGTTGCCGATCGCTGTCACGCTCGACCAAGGCGTGGTCGATATGATTGCCAACGACAAGTTGGATGCCAACACTCCAGTCGATCGGGTAGTCAACCGTATCCTGCGCGAGCACTACCACGCCAAGCTCATGGCGTCCATGCCGAACACCAAAGAAATCATCATCGGTAACCTGAAGAGCATTCAACCGTATGTGGACTTTGTTGTCACTGACGTGATGGATTCGATCCACAAACAAGATGCGAAGAAGCGCGGCGATTACGGCCGGCAGTTGTCGCTGATGATTGCTCGGCGCGAAATCAGTGTCGTTGACATTGGTGAGAAGCGCGGCACACTCAAGGTCTACCGCAAAACTGGGGAGTAAACGAACATGGCACCATCAGCAATTGCAATCTACGCGACTGCCTTCCTTGTAACATTCACCTTGAGCTTGCTACGCGGGTTTCAAAATAAATCGGTAGCAGGTGGACACAAACGTCTCGCGTTCTTTGGCGGTGGTGCCATGCAAGCCTTAGAGAACACGGTGACCATCATGCTCGCCCACCAACTGGGTGACTACACGATCATCGCGTTTACCTCTTCAGGCTCCGCCTTCGGCTGGGTTGCAGGTATGTATCTGCACGACGCCATGCTGCGCAAGCGGCTGAAAGAGGCGAAGAAAGCCAAGAAGACCAAACGCCGCGAACAAATCGAAGCCATGCTCGATGAAAGGCTCAAGGAACTGGGCGTACTATGAAAAAGAAGTATGACCTGCTGACGCGCACACGCCGCTTCCCGCTGCGAGAGGAAATCTTCTCGGGTGGCGGTCCAGATGCAACTGCCGCGTTCAGTGTGACTCAGGAGAAGTTGCAGAAGCTGCACGATGCGGCTGTGAGCAGCCTCAACATTCAAGTGACCAAGCACGCACAGCGACTTGACTCCGAAGTGTTTGACCAAAACTACTTCGCCACCTTCGTGGTGTATGAGGACCAGCCGTACATACAAGTCCGCACCACGTTCCAGTTGCGACCCAAGCGTAAGCTGGCTCTTGTCAAGTAAGGAATACCCATGAGCAGAAGTGACAACCCATACGAGGTTGCCCTGACGATTGACGTGCTCCAGAAGCTCGCGACGGCCAGTGTAAACAATACAGTGATCGACTACCCAGAGCACTTCACCCACGTGGTCGTGTTCGACTTCCCCGATAAGCTGGTCGAGGCTGCGATTACCCACACGGTGATGGACGGCTTCCTCGAGTACGACAACGTGATGCGGGTGAAGTGCGGTCAGTGCGTGTTGACCAATGCAAACGGGGCTGGTGGCTTCCAAGAGCACCTGCAGCGCTATGAAATGCGAGTTATTCAACTGAGGAAGTGACCATGTGTCGTGTAGCATTGCTAGCCAAGCGTGACGGCAAGCCGAAGAAGCTCAACGATTTCACCAGCGACCAGCTGATCGAAGTGGTTGACGCCTGCCGTCCGTTCTTGACTATGTTCACGTCGGCAACCTGTGGCGATGACATTAAGAAGCTCGCCAACATCAAGAAAAAGAAGCGCGTGGTGTTTGACTCCCGTGCGCTCCTCGAATTCCACATCGTGGTGTGCGAAGTCATGCAGAACGTGGTGCGCCGGTTCAGCTACGATGCACGCTTGCTGCTGGGTGATGGTCTGCTGGCAGGTGAGACGCCGGAGCAGATCGCCGCGAAGTTTAACGGCATGCACGAGTTCACGTCGCTGCGCAGCTTCACCAAGCTGATCCGCGTGACCAACTACTTCGTCGCCAACCCAGGTGCTGAACTGATTTTCGAGGTAGAGAACGATGCCTAAGATTGGACGGGTCAAGACCCAGGAAGAAATGCGGATGAACGAGTGGTACACCGACGCCACGTTCGTCGGCCATGTCGAGTGGCAAGTGGCTATCGCAGAAGACGGTACGCCATCGCTGGTGATGCCAGAAGAGGTGCAGGCTGACTTCCGTGCGCTGCGCACGCAACTGCACGACCGCATCCGCAAGTTCGCCCAAGAGGCTGGCGTCAGCATCGTCCAGCTGAGCGACGTGGTCACCATAGAATCGGACAACACCAACGCGGTTGCTGCCTCGTGCTTCCAAGAAGGTGCCTACCTCACCATCACTACCTACGTTGTACACGACGGACAAGGGGACGAAGAACATGAAGGCTAACATCCAGATCGTATCACCTGTGGAACTCGCAAACTTCATTGCGCGCAGCGTCTCGCACAAGCAACCGTTTGAACTCCCCGACTGGTGCAGCGTGATCGTCACGTTTACCGCAGGCGAGCGCTCGCGCGACTTCGAGTTTGCCTACATCGCCAACCGCAAGACCGAGCAGATGAAGGTGCGTCTGAACTGCTACGACCTGTGGTTGCTGGACGATCCGACCTACGACCGCGTCAAGGCCGAACTCGAACACTTGATGATCCAGTGGAACATCCGTCGTGTGACACCGTCCACGCATCAGCACAAGTCGAGCTTGAGCGACGCCATTCGCAACGACCTGGATGATCGCATCGCCAACCGCAACATCGAGCCCGAGAAGAAGTACAAGGGCCACGAAATGAACGAGTACCTGAACTTGTTCGCGCGCTTCCCGCCAGACAGTGCTGGCTTGTTCCGTACGACTGCGTTGCCGCTGCCGAAAGAAGCTGACATCGGCGCATGGACATATCCGTTCCCTGTCATCACCACGGCAATCGGCTACAAGCGCATGGACTTCGTCAAGGCAGTGCGCAAGTTGCAAGACTCGCCTGAGGTCGAGAAGAACGTCTACCGCACGATCTACATTGACCCGTGGACTGGCAAGAGCAAGACGCTGTGCATGTACAAGTTGGGTAACTGGACCTGGCGCGACGACTATATCGACTACCTCGAACTCGGTGTGCTGCCGACCCGCGAGTTTTACAAGATGGTGACAGGCAAGACGCTTGACACCCTGGTGGAGAACAACGAATGACCGAGCACGAAGAAGACCTGCGCAACCAACTGCGCGACGCCATCAGCACCACAGTGCGCAGCGAAGGCTACAGCTACGATGCCGACTCCATCCACACCATCACCGACAAGGTCATGGAAGTGGTGTTCACCGCAGGCCAAGACTCGCCCGTGTACCGCAACATCATCGCCTTCATGAACGTCTTGGGCGAGAAGGCTCTGGACAAGACTGACCTCTCGGCGCTCAAGCGTGTACGCAGCTACATCAAGGACTGCGGCTTCGACTGGAAGGCATTCTACGAATTCGGCCGCACTGAAACTCGCAGGCTGGACATTATCCGCCTGCAAGAAGTCAGCGAAGAACTACGCGAGGCCCTCGACGCCCGCAACGTCCTGCTCAAACTCCGTGGCCGTTACAGCGACGTGAAGGAGAGCAAGGAACTCAACAAGAAGATCAGCTCGCTGGAGACCGAACTCAGTCGTCTCGCCAGCCTGTACCCAGACCATGCTACGGACCTTTGCGAATGAATAGCAGTCAAGAACGCGCCCTTGTAATCTCAGCCAACCCGCTTGTGTGGCAGATGCACGAATCTAATGCCGTGCAACTCCTTCGTGGTGAAGTGCTGGATAACGGTAACGTCATGCTGCACACGCGCTCCTTCATGGACGTGCTGGAAATTCTGCTCCCGAAGAAATTCAACGAGGAGCTCTTCCGTGCGATCAATGGCGGGCTGCGCGAGAAGTTTGAGTTTGTACGCCTCACCTCAATGCGCACCATCATCCGACCCCGTGGCAGCGTGCTGGTGAAAGATCGCCAGCTCACCATTCGGCACACTGTTCGCGGCATCGACTACATCGTGCTCTTCCCAGGCAAAGAGCGCAAGAAGAAGAAACGGAGCAAAAGCTGATGACCTTCCGCCTCATCATTCGTGGTCACTTGCTCACGCAGGCGCAGTTGAACGCGCTGGTGCCTGTGATGAACAAGGACCTCAACGGCGACTACGCGAGTACCGCCGAGTACCAAGCAGCAATCGAACAGGCCTGTGCGGATGCAGGTCACCCAATCCCAGAGGGCGAAGGCCCTCACCAGAAGGACGATACCAATGCCTCGTAGTTTCCCTGATATGGAAAGCTTGGAGCGTGCAGCGCAGTGCCACAACTTCCGCCAGAAGTTGAAGTCGGAGTCTGAGGAAGACTACCGCAACGCGCTCGCTGACCACGTGCGCCACATCGACCCAGTCGAGTCGACCGAGATTCGCTCGGGCAAAGGCTGGAATGCGCAGTCGCCCATGGAGCTGCTCGGCCATCTTGGCCTCAAGCTCTAGCGAGGAATCATGGCTGTAGGATGGGCTAAAGAAGGCGACGGAGTCCTCGAGTCTGAGAACGAAGTCGCCGAGGGTGTACACAACGTCCGGGAGCAACTCAAGCTCTCGGAAGGTAGTACCAAGCAAACTCACTGCATCGACTGCGGTGATGAAATTCTCCCGCAGCGTTTGGCAATCTTCCCGTTTGCCCAGCGCTGCACACATTGTCAATCGTACCTAGACTAGGACACCATCATGCCTGTATTGGATCGCGCCACCGTTGCTGCAACCCTGCTGGTCAAAGTGAAGACCAAACTCGGCAAAGCTGTTCCCGAGTACGCCAAGAAGATTGCGAACTGGGACCCGCACACTATCGCCGAAGGGCAGCGTGCGCAAGCCGAGCTGGAGAAGCTGCTCACCCAGATGCGTCGCAGCCAGCGTCACAAGCTGTTTGAAGAAATGCCGAAGCTGGCACTCTGGTACGAACTGTACACCACCTGCGACCGTGATACGACGTGCGCTGAACTCACCAACCATCTGGATCGCCCAGCGTCCAAGGTCCGTGAGGAGTATGCAGCCAAGCGTGCGGGTGTGCCTGCATGAATCTGTTCATCGTGTTTGCCGCGCGCAATGCCGCGTTCGTGAAGGCGCTGACTGAGCAGCAGGTCGAGGAGTATGTGGACACCGTGAAGACGGATCGCCTCAATTGGCTGTCCACTTTCACTGTCGGGCGCAACGTCATGGGCCTGCGCGATATGAGCCGCGCTCAAGTCGTCGAACTGGTCGAGACCATGCCTGGCTATGACGTGTTTAGCGGTATGAGCGAGTGCGTGTTTGTCGTCACCCAGCATCCAATGAGCCGTGACCACTATCGCACTGGCCGTTGTGACCTCGAAATGGTTGACTCGGCGTTGTTGATCGAGCGCCACATCAGTTCGACCGCAATCTACACTGGCTTGATGCGCACGCAACTAGAGCCTGCGAAGGCCCGTGAGTTCCGCACCAAAGCCCGCAAGATCGACGTTGTCCAATAAGGAAATCGAACATGAACCTGTTTGCCGTATTCTTCTTCCCTGTGCAGCACCCGATTGCTGTCGCACCTCACTTCGCCGGCTACCTAAAGCAAGCCCGTGTGGGTGAGAATTCTCCAGCTGCGGACACTGTCGCGCTGGTTGTTGGCCGTCACACTGGCAGCGCCTACTCGCATGTGAACGAGAAGGTCTACCACCAGCTGGTAAACAATCGCTGGCGCGAAGAAGCGGGTGGCATCGTGCTGATCGGCAGTGTCGATATGAACAGCGTGCAGACGTTCAAGGACCGCTGGTTCAGCAAAGAGGACGATCAGGTGGCTGACGCAGCACTACGCCACATGAACAACCTGCCGCCGATCTACACGGGCGAACTGTGCAACTTCCGTGATCCTGCCGCACCGTACTGCATTGGTCGTGACCCACTGAGCAATCGGGAGCCTCACCGTGGATAACCAGAAGACGTTCCCGATCCTGAGCACAGACAAGTCGAATCAGGCAGTACCATACTCGCTTGTGTTGAGCCACGAAGAGCAGGCGCTCAAGAATCATGGGCAGAGCGTTGCCCAGCTTGCACGTCGCGGTGGCCTGTCGTGGGGTGAACTGATGTGCGTGCTGCGCGACGAGAACCTGTTCTCCACGTACGGGCAGAGTCTGCACCAGAACGAACCCAAAGCGTACCGCGAGTACCAACGGTTCATCGAGGAGTTTACGCAGCCGGAGAAGTTTCCCGATCCGGCCGCCTGCCTCGAAGCGTTGCTCAAGTTCATTCCGAAGACCCAGAAGAATGCGGAACTCCAGCGCGTGGTCGACGATTGCCGTAAGGCTGTCGCCGCCAGCAAGAACAGCACGCTGCGCTATGTCTGGCTGAACCTCGAAGATGGCAGCTTCTCCGAGTCGTGGACGCGCACTGACCTTGCAGACCCAGAAGGGCTTGCGCATGACGTGACCCGTACGGCCCAACCGTTGTACAAGTTAATCGAATATCGTTGCCTGAGCGACGCTGACTTCCAGTTCTCGCGCCACATGAAACTGCGCTAACTGTAAACAGTAGTCGCGTGCAACACCTCACCGAACAAAGGACTATAGCTATGACACGCACCACCAAGACTAAACCAACCAAAGCTGCTGCGGCTGCAAAGCCAACCAAGGCTACTAAAGCGACCAAGGCCACCAAGCCGGTTGCACCAGTAAACAAGTACACGCCGGAAGTGTTTGACGACCTCGTTGCCGCAATGCAGACGCACCACGCAGAAGCACGCAACGCACACCGCGGCCCAATGTTCACCGTAAAGACTGACGGTCTGAGCAGCCAGTGGGTTGAAGCCCTGGGTCAAGGTCACAACTGCGACGCCTGCCGTTCGTTCATCCGCCGTATGGGTGGCGCAGTGTTTGTCACTGCCGAAGGTAATCTGGTGTCGGCTGTCTGGCCTGCACTCCCGAAAGACCACCCGTACTACGAAATCGTCACGGCGATCAAGAGCGCCGTCGAACACGGCCAGATCGTCTCGGCCCTGTACGTACCAAGTGAACAAGCTGGTTCGCGCAGCACCTGGAGCGCACTCGATGGTGACGAGTATGGTCACCTGAACGTCAAGCTGGTCGACTGCAAGGCACACGTTGCCAAAGACGACGATATCGGCGGCAAGAAGTCGGAAAGCGTCTCGCGCAAGAAGTACCTGAGCAAGGCAATCGTCGAGTGGGACATTGAACTGCTGCGCCGTGGCTTGCACCTTGTGTCGCACGACTCGCGCGTCCTCTACGGCAACACCGTGAAGGACATGGCCAACTTCCTGTGGGAGTTCAAGGAAACACTGTCGTCGCTCAAGAAGCGTCAGGCCTCGAACTTCGTGTGGAATGCGTCTACTCAGTTCCCAGGTTGGGCAGCGCCTCGCGGTACGGCATACGGTGCGTTCCTGCAGAACTTGAGCAAGATGGGCGAAGACGACGCCATCGAAGAACTCAACAAGCACACCAAGCCTGAGAACTATCAGGTACCCAAGGCAGAAGCGACCACAGGCAACATCGAACGTGCCGAGCGCCTCGTCAAGGAAATGAATCTGGAGAGCGCGCTGAAACGCCGTGAAGCCGAGCTGAGCGATATTCCAGAGCACGGCTACATCTGGAAGCTGCCTGAGCCTGACGTTGACGCGCCGAGCGAAGGTGTTTTCGGTGGGTTGAAAGCGAAGTCCAAGAGCAAGCAGCATGGCGTAGTGCATGGTCGCGTGGCGAAGTCCAACATGACCTGGGAAAAGTTCTTGCGCGTCACCCTGCCTACCGTGCTGTCGATGCGGGTGCGGGTGCCACTCGACAAGTTTAGCGGTGCAACCATCACCGCAGCCGTAGACAGCGATTCCGCACCGCTGTTCAAATGGGACTACGACGATGCGCGCAACCAGCTGGGCTTCATGACCTACACCGAGGCGCATGAGCCAGATCAGTGGTCGCTGAAAGGCGGTACCTGGGTAGACGCGCTGGCAGTCGTCAAGCTGCCGTGGAACATGGACCTTACCCGCCGCGTGCCGAAGTTTGTAGACGGTGCTGTGATCGTGGTCAAAGATGCGCGTGACCAGAACGACGTCGGCAACGGCCTGTTCCCAGTCGCGCTGCGTCCGGAGCTGTTTGAGGTGCGTGCTACCATCCAGCAGTTCTCGGAAGAGAGCACGCTGCATCCTGTTGATGGTCAGTGCGTCGCTGGTATGTACGTCCATGTGAACAATCGTCCGTTCCGCCTCGAGGTCACCACCAAGACTGGCGTGATCGACGTGACCATCGACCGCTTCGATTAATCCACGCAGTACAGAGGGCGCGCAATCGCCCTCTTTGAGGACTCAGGATGAACAAGCTCCAAAGCATGATCCAGTACCCACTCACCCACAAAGAGTTTGTGCGGGTACTGCCGAACATCTGCAACATGATGGGCCTGCGCTACCATTCGTCGAGCGACGGTCCAATGTCGAACAAGGTCTACACTCTGGAGACAGAGGACAAGATCAAGGTAGAGTGGACGATCGACCGCACTGTACCTGCACAGCGCCAGCACCTCATCCGCATCGTCGTGATCGCTGACGAGGAGGTCTCCGAGCGCCAGAGCTTTGAAGAGGCTCTCGATCTGTTCCGCAAGGTCGTTGGCAACAAGCTCAACGAGAACCCGATGACGGCTCGCGTGGTTGATACGCTCCACCCAAGCGTCAAGATTCTGCGCATGGGCGAAACTGACGTATCGCTGTTCTCCGTACGCAACCTGCTGCTAGTCAGCGACAACGCCGCGTTCCTGCAAGAGTTTGGCCTGAAGTACGAAGGTCCAACCAACCCGCTGGAAATCAAGCGTGACCTTGAACATCACGCAGTAAGCGCCAAGCTGCGCGTCTGTGAAATGGACGTGGTCGATCCGCTGAACGGCGTGTACATGCTGCAAATGCTGACGGCCACACTCGACAGCTTCCACATGGTAATCAAGGAGGGTGCAGAATGAGCAAGGCGCAAGAAGTACAAGGCATGCGCTCCCAACTGTGGGGTCGTGAGTTGGACAGCGAGTTTGTCATACACCAGTTGAAGGCAATCTTCGAGAAGCACGAGCTGGAGATTCACATCCGCAAGCGCCGTGAGGCGGGCTGCGCAGTCAAGCAGCATATCCTGCCGTTCGCGTATCGCTGGACTGGTACCTTCCAGCTGGGTGATTACTACTACGAGTTTGCGATCCCGGAAAAGACCATCCATTCGCATAACGTGACGCCGCTGAGCCCCACTCAAATTCAGCGGTTCCTACGACGCAACTCGTGGTTCACGCGCAAGATCGTCAGTGAGAAAAACGACATTGACCGCCTTCACGGCGTGAAGAATCCTACACCGGACGTGTTTGATTCGTCCAGCCGTTTCTTGCGAGACGTACTGGATAAGGCAGAAGCCCACGTCAAAGCACTTGAAGTTGCCGCAGCACTACGCGCCCAGCAAGAAGCACTTACCAAGGACGCCGCTCCAACAGACCATTCGCAGTTCGGTCTGATCGGCGTTTGCGCTGGCAAGATGGTTCGCGTGCCTGTAGTCCTGGGCATGGACCGTCTGGTGTGCATCAACAACGCGGCGTTCTTCGAGGCGTTCACGTCCGATCTGACTCCGATGGGTCTGAATGACGACGAGTTCCTAGACTTCTTGAGCGATGCCGAAGAAGAGGAAGACAGTGTCCTCAATATTCCGAAGGGCATTGAGCAAGCCTTCAAGGACTGGTTGACGCTTGACCACGATGAAGAAGAAAACATCAAGCTCACCGACGTGCAGGCAGACAAGTATGGCGATCTGGTAACCCTGACGTTTGCTGTCGCTGGTCGCGAACTCACCGTGATCACGTCGCTGCGTGAGCTCCAGAAGATTCCGGCGTTCGATCCGCTCAAAGAACTGAACGACTACCTGCCAAAGAAACCCAAGGTAGCACAAAGCGGCAAGAAAGCCAAAGCAGCGCAAGACGACGACGACGATGACGACGATACCGACGAAGAAGATTTCCGCTAATACCGCAGCAACTGTAAAGGCACAAGTGAAAGCTCCTGTGCCAGTGCAGCAACCACAGAAGCTCTCGACTCCAGTAAACGAAGTCGACCGACTTATGTCCATGTTCAACTCCCTGTAAGGAATACCATCATGCCTATCCTTGTCCTGGTTGCCAGCGATGAAGCCGTCGCAAAAGCCACGAAGGAAGCTGTAGAACTCAACGTACCGCTGAACCAACTGCTGCAAGAGCGTTTCAGCGAATTCCTGCTGGGTGATCGTAAACCTGCTGCCAAGGCCAAAGCTGCCAAGGCAGGCGACGAAATCCCTGAGCCGAACGAGCACCAGCAGGTGGTCAATCGTCTGGTGACCTACGCGCAAGAAAACTACGCGGGCTGCGGTGAGTTCACCTTCACTCAACTGGTCGGCGAGTTTGATCCGGAAGAAACCATCGACAAGCAATCGCGCACCAAGTACGCCTCGATGTTCAGCAAGGCGACCGAAGGCGACGTCGGTGTTGTGAAGAAAGGCAAGAACTCCAAGCAGGTCACTGTGTACGAAGTGGCCTGACATGGAACTGACCAGTGATCTGGTCTCTCTCATGCACCTCCATCGGCTGTCGATGTTCCGGCGCCCGATGGAGGATAGCATCAACCACGTCAACTTCATGTTGAATGTCGGCGTGCTGCACTACGACAGAGAGACGCAGCAACGAGTGTCGGCTGTCCAGATTCAACGCGTGTACACCGACGTCGATCAACAACGGAAGGGCCACTTCAAAGCCTTCCTCCTAGCAATCGAAGCCGAAGCTGTACGGCTCAACTATGGTGTGGTGCGAGTCGATCAGGTGCACAACGAGCACTTGCTTGCATTCCTGGAGCGATCTGGGTATGTGCGATATGACGACGAAGTTGCACCTGTAATGGTAAAGCGACTGCCGCTTATGGTGAATCACCCATGGAACCAAGACACGCAATAATTCTCACCGGCCTGTTCTGTTTGTGGACGCTGCTCATAATCTGGTTCTCACACAACCGGGCTCAGAAGCTCCGCAAAGATCAGGAAGCCTTCCAGAAGTTCATGGTTGAAAAGAGCGACGAACTTCAAGCGTCCATGAACGAACTGCGCACGCAAGGCCGTCTGGTCAACAACGTGCAACGAGCCACGAGCGGCGCGCTGTGCAGTGCAGCCCGACTGCTGGCAGACGTGGTCATGAGCGTCAAGCACATTGCCAACTTGAGCAATGGCCACGAAAAGAAAGACCAGTTCGACAATCACATTCGGGTGATCCTCGACGCCATCGAGAAGATCGACCTGAGTGCTGCTGAAAACCAGATGGTCAAACTCGGAGAATACCATGACGAACAAGAACGCCTCGAACAATCAGGTCGACGTAATGACACGGCTCGCAGCCGAATCAAACGGGGTGTCGACCGAGCATGTTACCTTAGCAATGAGAAACAAGGTAAAGAATGACCTGTGGCCGTTGATGTACACCGCAGGTCTGGGGTCAGTTCGTAAAGCGGCTGGCCTGAACTAAACGCAAGGCAGTGACGCCCAATGGGATAGCTGCCTTTTATTTGGCCTGTTTATGCACTACTGATTTCAGTAAAGGAGCAGTCATGCTGCGATTCACTGCACAACATAACCAAGAGGTTGTAGCGACGCATAGCCTGAGCAACCCGAGCCGTTGGGAGTCTGTGCTGAACAACACCTTCATCCAGCCATATGCTGGTGAAGTCATTAAGCTGGAACGCTGGCAGTTCCTCCAGATCATCGTCAACATTAGCGCTGAGTCCCAGAAGCTGCTGGGTATGATCGGACACAAGATGGGCAACATTCACACGCTGGTGCACGCCAAACGGCACCCGGCCTACGTCAACATTCGCGTCGGTGAGATTGACGACCCGATGGTTGATCTGATGGAGCTCAACGCCGTGCTGGGTCTGCTGTACTCTGCGGCTAAGGGCAGCGACGTGGTCACGCTAACCAACGCGACTACCTAACCTATAATCTTCACCACTAAGTCCTTGTACTACTGATTTCAGTTATGCTATAATGGTCGAGTGAAGCATACTATGCTCGCACTTCATTGGTTATGGACTTAGTTAAGGTAAACGAACATGACAACAAAACTACGCGGCGCACCAAAGCACGTCACCGAGGCAGCGAATCAAGGCCTCAAGGTGAAAGCCAAACGCAAACTATTCGGCTTGTCGTCTGCTGACGTCGGTCGCATGATTGGCTTCGACGGTGTTCGCCTGAGTCGCGCCGAGTCTGGCTTGCGAGTAGTTGGCGCCTACGGCATTCTCAACCGTGCCCTGCACTTCCTCAAGGTGCTGGAGCAGAAGCACGGTGTTCGTCCACTCAAGGCAGTGAAGAAGACGCAACTCACTGTGGTCGCCAAGGCCATGGTCGAGCGTGTGTTTATCTCAGGTGCCGACGTGGTCACAGTGCCTGTCGAGGACGTCGAGGTGATCGTTACTCGGGAGACGGGCGCCGAAGTGTTTGTGGTGAATGAGCTGGCGATGCTGCTGGCTGCATACTGCGCACGCACCAAGACGACTCAAGGCGAAATGTACAACGTCGCCCTCAACAATGGGATCGTGACATTCATGCGGTCCGCAAACTTTGCACCAATCGCATGGGAGGTTCTGCCATGAGCCGCATTGCATTCCACATCTTCTACGCCGAACAGCGCGCCAAGTCTGGCCTGAACCGTGCAGAGTTTGCAGCCAAGATCGGCATTAGCCACGAGACTGGCAGCAAGTACGAGAACGGCGAGTGGTACCCGAGCTTCGCCACGCTGCGCAAACTCGAACGCACCATGGACCAGAATCTGGAGCTGTTCTACATGCCGCCTGCGTATCGTCTGGAGCTCGACATTCTGACCGACGCGCCCAAGGCATTGCCCGAAGAGTTGCTGCGCATCATTCGCAAGCGTCGTGCGTGCACCTTCAAGTACGTCGGTGACATTGGCCGCACGGGCGCGTGCACCTTTCAGTTTCAGTCGAAGACGCGAGCGCACCTCGAGGAGATTATCGACACCTACTCGGCGAACGACCCAAGCGAAGCCGTGTACCTGAAGAACACCATCAAGATGGTCGACTTCAATCCCGATGATGAATTCGGTGGCGTCAAGAACAACACCGTCGAGTAAGAGATAAGTTTGCCTGTGCGTTCTGCGGAGCGCACAGTTGAGCTGGACTCACTCAAGGAGCAACACATGGACAAGACTAGCCTCCCGAAAGGCATCACGCTCGAAGGCTTCACGCCAGAGGGCAACCTGATTCTCACCAACGCGATGACTGCGTGGCCTGACGTTGTTAGCCACGGTGATGGTAAGTTCAAAGCGCTGGCCGAAGATGCGAACGACACCACGCGCATCTACGTGCGGATGCGTGATCTGCCCTCGATGCCAAGTGAGCGCAAGGCAGAACGTCGAGCCCTCAAAGGCGGCCTCCCAAAGGGAACGTACACCATGGGTACCGACAGTGTCGGCAACCTTGTACTCGGTATGCAGGCGGGTGAAGATGTAGACTGGCCAGAGTCGTTTGAACTCGAAGGCGTGAAGTACGTCGGCATACCGTGCTCGCCCAACACCATGCGTGTGTACGCCATTGCCGAGAACATCGCAAAAGTGGAGCCGGAAGCGCACAGCTACGACTTCCACAAGAATCACCACACCAGCCCGACGGCGCGACTCATTGCACTGTCGCCGCGTGAGCGCATCCTCGCCCTGACCAAAGCGCCTGGGTATGACGTGCGCAACATCAAGGTGACGATCAGCGCCAACGGCATTGATATGAGCCCAGACGATCTGGACGACTGGATCGAGACAGAGGTGCGTGGTCGTGTCGCTCGTCTGATGCGCCACAAGGGCCTACATAGCATCGAGTCGGCAGCACGTCGTCGCGTTATCGAAGGTGTTCGTGGTCACTTCGATAGTATTGAAACCAGCATCGCCGAACTGATGCAGGTGATGGACATGCACCGTGAAAGCCTCGATGGTATCGGACGCATGTTCTGGGATCACAAAGAGCAGAGCGAACTGGCAAGCATCGGCTGCTTTAGCGTCGTGATGCCCAAGGCCCTCGAATCCTACATGGAAGAGCCGTCGCAGCAATGGCGCCACAATGCCATGTTGTTCTTCATCGACCTGGTGCGCAACACCTACCAGAACGTGGACGAGTACGGCCGTGAGAAGTTTGAACGCCTAGCGTCGAACATCCGTGCGCAACTTGAAGCCAACGAGTGTGAACTGTTCGACTCGTGGTACGGTGTCGCCAAGCAAGGTCACCAGATCAACGTAGCTGAGCTGGTCGAGTTGTTGGAAGCGCGTTGGTTGGAAGAAGTGCGACCTGCGATAGATCAACTCGCCACAGAGCCTGATCCGCAAGGGCAGAAAACGCGCAAGATTCAAGCGATCACGCGCACCTGCCGCACAGCCGCAATTACCGAATACCTTGAAGGCAAAGGTATCACTTGCAAGAAGGAAGAAGCCGAATGAGTAAAGCCATGCAGTACCGTGAAGTCGTCAAAATCCATCTGGCGCAGATTGCCAAAGAGCATGGCATAGTGTTTATCCACGTCGCGGACGCCGGCAGCCGTAGCTGGGGTTCGAGCACCGAAGATTCTGACATTGACCTGAAGTGCATCCACGTCAAACTGCCGTGGGCACGCAATGTGGAAGAATCCACAGACACGCTGCGCAGCACGCAAACAATCCGCATCCTTGGTACTGCTGGCGATGACGTGCCAGTGAGCATTGACCTACAGTCGTTTGAACTGCGCAAGGCTCTCCAGTTGCTGACCCGTAGCGATCCCGTGTTCTACGACATGGTGTACAGCCCGGGCGTCATGGCGCAATCGGAAATGATGCACAGTTGCGTCTACCCTATGGTCGAAGCGTACCAGAACCGTTCGCTGATGGCACGACGCTACGCTGAAATGGCGTTCAACAATCTGTGGCCAGAGCGCAGTTCGCGTGACCCAGAAGTGCGTGACAACCCGCCGACCAAGCGTGCGCTGATGTTGGCCCTGCGCTTCACCATGTTGTGCGAAGCGGTGATGCAGGACAAGAGCTACAAGGTGCGCGATTACCAAGGCCTGATCGACCTCGACTTGGCTGCTGGGTACAAGCGCATGTGGCCAGAGGTCATGGATTACAACGATGTGGAAGTGCACCACCACACGGCAATCATGCGTGACTTCCTCGACTTCCTGACGCGCAGGCAGAAAGAGTTCCCGCTGCCGGGTGAGCGCAATCGTGATATGCACCTGTGCCAGCGAGCGTACAGCGCGATCACCAAGCACGTCGTCCTCAACTACACTGAATCGCACCTCGACTGGAAGTAACCTATGCTGATCCTGATGTTCCAAAGCCGTGAAGTTCTCGCTCGGCATCTGGCTAAGCAGTGCAAGCGCATTGCAGAAATTTCCCTGATTCAAGAAGACCTCGTGGACATTGAGTACCAAGACGGTGATCGGGTGAAGAAGTTTGTGGCTATCGGCGTGAGCGAATCGCATCTGCCGTTGTCACTCGGTCTGGTTACTTCATCGTCGCTGGCATTCACGGTGCACGGCGATGGCAGTCGCACGCCGCACAGCTTCGACACACTGGACCTGAGCCATCACAAGCCAGTGGGTGAAGTGCTCGACCTCGTTCAGTCCAAAGTCACTGTCGAGACCAAGTGGAGGTTGACCAAATGAAAGCTAACCAAGTAAAGGCCAAGTACGCACTGATCTTCAAGCGCGAGTACGATCTGGCTGCGCTCCTGAAGTCGATGCACCAAGACGAACACTTGGCGGCATTCAAAGAGTGCGTGTACGAAATCCGCTTCGAAGGTGTTGAGTTGCAAGTCGTGGTGGTTGAGCGCAAGCGCCTCGACACACCGCACAACAACCTGCTGGCACCGATGCTGCCTGAGCGTTGGCGGCAACTTGCTGTGGGCATCATCGAACTCGACACGCTCGCTGGCTACTGCATGATTACCAAAACGATCATGGAGCAGCACCACAAGAACCTGCAGTTGCACATTCTGGCGATCACCGATTCGATGCGCGTGTATCAGGGTCCGCTCGGGCTCACGCCTGAATCGTTTCCTGAGGTGGTGAAGGAAATCGTAGACGCCGACCCGCCAGTCAAGTTTGATCCTACGAAAGTTGCAAAGCTCAAGCACGTCCTGATGTATCCGCACCGCACTGATCTGTCTCAGCGCCTGTGCGACTTCAGGCGTGAAGCACACCTCGAAGCGTTTGTCGAGTGCGTCAACATTCTGGGCTTCGACGGTGTGCTGTACAAGCTCCTGACGGTCGACTTGCCGTACCCGATGGAAATCGCGGGTCCAAAAGACCTGATGCTGCATCCTGACTGGCGCAAGGGCTTGATCGCAGCGTATAAGCTCGAAGATGGGCAAGTGCGCACAGTGATTCCGCATCCCGAGGATGATCGCAAGATGCGCCTGTTCTTCAACACTTTCATCGACCATCTACCAGCGTACACCGGACCGATGGGTTATGCGATCGGCCTGCGGCAACAACCGTCCTCTTGAGGACGCGGAGGAAGTATGAACACCAACAGTGAAATGCGTCGCATCACCGAAGTGAAGCAAGGCGCTAGTGGCGGATTCCAAGTTCGTTTCTACTCGCCACAGACAATCAACCAGTGGTTCCCGATGGGTGATGACCGAGAGGCCGCACTCAAGAAGGCGAAGACCTGGCGTAACTCGCGTGAACGTGAGTTTGGCATTACCAGCAGCGACTATGGTGTGCGTCGCCCGCGTAAGCGCCACGGTAACAGCAAGGCAGACACTGGCGTGTTTGTCGCAATCGGCTACAAGGGCGACCGCTTCTACGCCGACGTCATGGGTGTGCTCAACTACACCGACGAGACAGGTAAATCGAAGCGCAAGCAGAAGGCCCACAGCATCCTCAAGCACGGCTACCACACAGCGTACTTGCTGGCGCTGAAAGATCGCTGTGAAATGGCCGGGCTGCCGTTGCCGGAAGAAGTGACGATTCCCAAACTGTCCAGCGACCAGATCGACAAGCTGCGCCAGGAAGGTGCAACGCTCAAAAGTCTCACGGAGAAGGCAACTGTGCCGTGGACGGGTGTTCTGGCATAACTCAATTTATTGAGTGCCAACACTGGAGTATCGAACATGAAACTAATCCAACATGCAACTGTCCCATCGAAGACCACCTGGAAACAGGAAGGTAAGTTGAAGTCCCTGCTGCGCGTCCTACACATATCGCACACTGGCCTGCCGGAGTTTAGTGACGGGGCGATACCCGACGCGCTACTGCGCTTCATCAACGATCGGGCTTGCAAGACCTTTGGTAGCATCACGCTGCGGACTGGGGAGCTCCTACGCAATGCGACCGAGGAACAGAAGAACAAGCGAGTCACCATCCACTACCTGATTCGTGAAGAACAGGAAAGCCAACTGCTGGATATGTTGGAGCGATGGAGTGAGCAGCCGCCTAAGCTGCGCGTACCAGTGAGCCCTGCTGCACCCAAAGCGATGTTGTTTTGCATCGACAAAGGCGAAGAGGCGTTCATCTGGACAGCGACGCAAGGCAGACAGCTACTGGAAGAAACGCTGCCAGTGAGCGCACGCACGTTCCGCCAGAACGGACACACGTTGCGCCCGACTGCAACCACACTCGACGGCATCTTGAACAGCATGGTGCCTGTCGTCGAAGATCGTTACTCCCGAATGGAGAACTAACATGGGTAAAAGCATTGGCGAAATGCTGGATAATCCGATTGATCAGGAAGCCATAGCGATCCTGCAAAACTATGAGCGGCACGCAAACAATGCCAGGCAGTTCTTTCTGGCTGCCGCTGGCGAACGTATCGAAGCAGGCCGCGTGGTAGCAATCGACAAGAGTGCGCCGCGTATTGCTGGCATGCCTGTTGTCTTTGAACTGCCGTACGGGCCTCAGAATCGGGCTAAGCGTATCGAGTCCAAGAAGCAAGCGCGCCGTGTCTTTGGGCTTCCATGTGTGGTGCACGACAGCAGCTACATGGGCGATAACCCAGAGCGCATCCTGTTCTACGTCGGTGACGGGAAGCATACGAGCTACCCTATCCACGATGCGCGCGGTTATTGCGGTTACGGTGGGCACATGGAGCTCAACTACGTAGGTGGTAAAAGTACGGAGTCTTCTGTGCTGGTTCACGCCTCACCTTGGCCGAGTGTAGGTACTGTCGGACACTGTGACTTCGGACCTCCTCGAATTCCAGACGTACAAGACCTATGCTGGCGCGACAGCTACCCAACGTACCTCGCGCAATTCATTAAATCGTTAGCACAAGGAACCCAAGCATGATGCTCATTACTCTCCTGTCCGCCGCACTTGCCTATGCCATCGTATGCGCTAGCGGAGAGCACCCACGCATCGTCGACCTGTGGACGTTGTTGAACAGTCCGAACTTGATCTGGCAGTTCCTGTTCTTCACCGTGCTGTTTACGGCACTGGGTATCGCAGCGAAAGAGTACCGTGCCAAGGCTGCGATTCTGCGCGCTGCAATGTCACGTCGCCGTCACCCGAAGTTGCGCAAGCTGATCCTTGCCGGCGTTGGTGAAGGCAGCTTCGCGTATCTTGCCAAGCAAGTGCAGTACGGTACGCAGGGTGAAGCCAACTGGCTGCCTGCCATGAGCACCGTGTACGTGATCTGCCTTGCAGACGAAGTAAAAGAGGACCCGACACGCGAACCCACTGCCGTATGCGTCCCGTACTTTGAAGGCGCCAAGAACTACTCGCCGTCGATGACGGTTGAGGTGCCGCTGCAAGACCTGTACAAACACGTTCCCCGTCACTTGATTCCGGAACTGATCTGATGACTACCAAAGTCAAATGGAAGCGCACACGCAAGCACAAACCCACCGAGTCCGGACCGTACATCGTTACCATGGACGAAGACAGCGAGGAATGTACCAGCGCTGTCTGGGCGAACGCTATCGGAACTCAAAAAGAAGGCTTCTTCCAGCAACACGACGGACGCATTGTTCGCGTTAATCCAATCGCCTGGGCTGAAATGCCGAAGCCGTATCGCCCGGCTTGACTACTGATTGCAGTTAAAGTGTAAACGCAAGGTGAGAGCATGATTACCGAACTCGACACATTCCTCGATGCACCGGAAGCACGCGCAAAGGCCGACAAGGTGATTGAACGCTTGATTGCCAAGTACGGCCAACCGTTTGACTTCGGTCGCAATCGCCTTGTGTTTGCCAATGACCGCATCGTCTTCAAGTTCCCGCGCAACCTCGCTGGTGAAACTGACAACTGCTGGGAGGGTAGCTGTCAGGGTCCAACGAAAGCGCGTGGGAAACGCTTGGTAGTAGACGGGTTCATCTGCGTTATGCAGGAACGGTTGCAGCGCATCTACGCTGACGTACCGAGACCCGAAGTGCTACCCAAGTGGACAGACAGTGTGGACTGTATGCAAGTCGGTTACGATAAACACGGGTGCCTGAAAGTTTACGACTACGGGCCTCGATAGAAAGGACTACGAACATGAGCGAGACCCTGTTCACCTCGGACCTGCACTTCTACCATGAGCACATCTGCACCTACAACCCACGCCCATGGACGAATGCTGAAAACACCGAGCGCTTGATCGACATTTGGAACTCGCAAGTTCGCCCGGGCGATACCGTCTACCACGGCGGTGACTTCTCGTTCCTCAAAGCGCGTGAAGTTGATCGCCTTGAGCATCTGGTTGAAGCGCTTAACGGCAACAAGATTTTCATTCTGGGTAACCACGACCACATCGAACTGTGGAGTGAGCTACGCAAGCGCAACCTGAGTCGCGTGCGCAGCATCACCGACAGTAAGTGGATCAAGGTGCACGGCAAAGACATTGCCATGTGCCACTACCCGTGGGAAGTCTGGCGCAATAGCCATTACGGCTCGTGGCATCTGCACGGCCACTGTCATGGATCAATGCCTCAACGCGGGAAGCGACTCGACGTTGGCATCGACAACCACCCACAGCATAAGCTGTTTACCTTTGAAGAAATCAAGGTCTATATGGACGCTCAAGAAGTATGGGCGCCAGATGGGCACAAGGTACGAATCAAGGAGACTGTATGAACCTGTTGGCGCGTATTAAATCGCTGCTCGCTGAACCTGAACCGTCCTTCGCAGATGCTGCCGTGCAGTTTGTGGCTGACCACCTGCTGGACAACAATGCAACCCTGCTTATCACCGACGCCCACATGCGCGAGACGTATATCGCCCTCGTGAAGAAGCTGCGGCCAATGGAGGGAGGTGCGCTCAACGTAGCCAGTCTGGAAACGGTCGGCGCTATGGAGACTGCGATCATTGTCCACAGCCACTTCGATCAGGCGTTGCTGCATGACGCCTTGATGACCGCGAAGAACGTTGTGGTGATTGTCGCTGAGCACAAGCACAATTCGGAGGTCAGCGAGCTGGAGTATACGCGCCAACGGTTTGACCTACACGAAATCGACTTCGCCTACTACAGGCTGGCGGAGAACCCGCGACGGGCCGATCCAGACATTGCTCACCTTGAGATTGAGCTGGATGCCTTGTGCGAGCAACTCAATGAGGTAGATGTATGCGCCAACCTGACTTCCACAACCGAGTCGTCGTCATTCGGAAAGCCATCGGGGATTTCACACCTGGCGAGCTAGTTCGGTGTGAGCGTGACGCAAAGCACGCCCTGATCTGGAAGAAAAACAAAGACACAGGGAAGCAGGTGAAGGAGACGCTCACCACTTCCCAATTCGTTGAGCACTGTTATGACGTTCCGCATTACGACTCCATCCTATCGGCGCTGCGAGCACATGCTGATACTTTCGGTATCATGTATTCTGTTGGCACTGGCACTTACCGCGTCGTTGGCTTTCGTTTTGGTGCTGCGTGTCGTGTCGCTGTTCCTGTCTTCGAAGGCGGGAAAGTGGTTAAGCAACGTTACGTCACGTCCACAAAGCACCTGAACATTGCCGCCAAGTCATTCGACCTGTGCGTGTACAAGCTGTTTGCACGCGCTGTCGTTGGTGACCTGTACGGCTATTACTACCACAAACAAGTCGAACGTCTCTACTGGGACGGGATCATTGGCGAGTTCAGAACGGAAGTGGTTGAACTCAAGACACTAAGGAAAACCTGAAATGGTGCGTACCTTGCTTCGGGCATTTCGGAAGCCCATCCCAACGCGCTCGCAACTCAACGATGTACTGGCAGCGTCGAAGGACGTCCTGCTTAACTGCGGTACCGAAGAAGCGGAGAAGACTATCCGTGCAGCGCTGCGTAAGTATCGCCTGCCGGGTCGGCCGAGCATCCGCTTCGTTCCGGGTCGCAACTGCTACCACGTGTCGCTGATCGCCAACGGGTTCAGCGGTGAAGCACGCATCGACGTGCCCAAGTCCGTAGGCGGATTGTAAGGAGAAACCATGTTCATTCTTTGCTTGAAAGACTGCACACCTTGGCCAGACAGCGGCAACGAAGTCACGTTCAAGGCAGGCACCGTCTTTGCCGTCAAATCCGTGAACGATGGTATCGCTAAAGTTCGTCAGTGGCCTGAAGACGCAACCTTCTTCGGTCGTGTTGCCAACCACGTGCTCGGGTCTATCGACTATGCCGATATGCCTGAGATACATCAATACATCTTCCGTCCAGAGCATGGACGCCAGACGTATGTAGCCCAGCATCATCGCTTGGTACCGTGGTTGCTACTGATGCAACGAATGCTAAGCAAGACGGTAATGCACGGTATCACCGTGACCCAAGTCACGCATGAGCACAGCAAACAACGCTGCTCGCTCCATGCGCTGGACGAATTCACCATCCGCAATATCACGCGACTGCCCAGAGGTAGTAAGCCTGAGTTTGAAGCTGTACTGTGGTCCAACGAACAGGCGTACACCATACGCTTCGATCATCCAAAAGAGATTCTCGGAGACCAATAGCCCAGTGACGGGCAGAACACGGAGGGGTTAGCAAATGCGTCACCTGATTGATCGCGTTGTTGAGTTAACCGATGGCCCCGTTGTACTGCACTCGCTGGCTGATAACAAGATGCTGGTTGTGCAGAAAGGGGATCAACTGATACTGGTCGACCTCAACCAAGAACTGCACGCCCAGTTGACCACCGTTGTGTTTCGGGTCAACGGTGAGGTGTACAAAACCGAAATGGACTTTCCAGACATTCTACTTACTGAGGTATAACATGAACCAGAACGCATCTACCCTGGGTTTCAGCGCGATTGCTCCAGACGCCGTACTGATGTTTGATCGCGAAGTGAGCTTGGGTGTAGTCCCTGCTGGCGTGCGAGTTGCAGCCCGCGAGGAAAGCGAAAACACCTACATGATTGTCTTCCGCTCCAAGGATGACGAAGAGTTGGCCGTTGCATCCGCAATCGACTTCTCCAACTCCGTGAAGGGATTCGACACTGAAATCCATCGCCACTTCGACGATCAGTATGCCTACGCCATTGTCATGGTGAGGCCTGTGAGGCTAAAATGAGCCAAGATAAAGTATACCCGTTCAACGACCAGCTCCACCCCGAAGGGTTGTTCGCGGGTGCGATGCTCCCGGCACTGCCACAGATTGCCGTTGCGCTGTCTGTCGGTAAAAGCAACATGGTGCCAATTCGCATTGACGAGGACGACGTCCTGCATCTGGGCATCTTCGCGCAGACCAAGACTAGCCCGATCACCGACATTGTGTTTCGCATCGAGGGTGATGCTGCACACGTCAAGGAAGCGCGTGAAGCAATCGGCTCGTTCGTGAAGTCGGTGGGCGAAAGCCTGCACGACAGCGACAAGCACCTGTGCGTTCGTGAGGTGCACAGCCGATATACCACCACGGTGTTCTACATCGTCCGCTTCTACTTCAACATCGACTTCGATTGTACCGAGCATCCCGAAATGCGACTCGGTGAAGAAACCAGACCGTACCTGTGCCCAGTGTGCGGTGCAATGCAAATCAGTGGCGTTCCACATATCGCAGGAGATAACCATGACTGAGCAAGTAGACAAACTGGCAGTGTTCGCAGGCAAGTACACCGAAGCGAAGTTTGGCGAGCTGGACATTCCGGTGTTCCCGCAGACCGAGCACATGAGCGTTGACTTGGTGAACTCCAAGAACGCCATCCAGCCACTGCGTTACAAGACTGGCGACATTGTGATTCAGGAGCTGCAGGGCGACGTTGCCGAGAAGCCTGTGTTCGACATGGTCTTCCAGTTGTTCGGCACGCCTGAGAACGTCGAAGCCAGCAAGAAAGCCATCGGTGACTGGGCAAAGGCCTGGGTGCCAACGCTCGAAGCTGCAAACGTGCATCTGGCACAGCGCTACCTGTACTCGGACAACCCGAAGTACAAGAAAGGTGGCGAGGAGTATGTTGAAGGCGGTGTGCTGCGCGTGCTCTGGATTCGCCTGTACAACAACGCCGACTTCGACTGCACCGAGCACCCTGAGTTCCTCGGCGGCGAACCTATCGGTATGTATCACTGCCCAGCCTGCAACGATATGCAGATGGCTGGCATGCCGCACGTCAAAGACGAGGAGTAACCCATGGCCGTCATCTTGTCTGACGCACAGATGGCGATTATCAAGAAGGCTCTCCGCAACGCTGACACGTACGGGCTTAGTCTCGCACGCCAAGCGTTGGAGAGCTTGACTGAACAATCGCTGGAAACGCGCGTGAAGGAACGGTTCGAAGGGTTGGACAACTACGTGGACGAGGATGAAATCCGCACCATGTCGTTCAACCTCAGTCAGATGGAGCAAGGTTTAGACGGTGCGCAAGCTATCGAGGTGATGCTGGAGCACGTCACACCGGGCGCGTACTCGCCACAAGTGTACAGCGAAGCATATCGCCGACGCGAAAAGGGTGAGCGCAAGTTTACCCTGCCCAACACAGACGAAGCCAAGAAACGTCGTGGTAGCGACGAAGAAATGGAATAGTGTGAAGTAGATAGACAGGAAGTTCTGGAGCTCGAACATGAAAGTACCACCGTCCTACTTGGCGTTGCTGGAAGACATTATCGCAACGTTACCCGTAGACCAAACGCAACCCACCCACTACTGGCTGTACCGCGGTCGAGACTGGCCTAAGCTCTCGAAGCAGTTCCGTGAGGCCGTCGTACAGCGCAAAGAGACGCTGACGGTCACGCTGAAAGAGTTTGCCAAGCAGTACAAGGCCTACGACGTCTGGAGCGCGTGGCATCCACTGTCTGGTCTGATCTGCGAAGGCCTGATCTACGATTCGCCAATCGACGTGTGCCACGGCCTGTTGAACGTCGAGTCGTATCAGGAAGTCGAGTACGAGGGTGTCACCCGTATCGCGTGCAAACCCAACAAGCCTGCGAAGGCTGGTGCCAAGTTGTTTAAGGCATTGAAGACACTGCAAGACGCTGAGGCCTCGCCTGTCGAGTTCAGTGACTTCGTGCTGTCCCACTTTGAAATCTGGCGAGGCATGGGGTCCTCAGTGATTCGAGGTGAGCGCACTGCCGTGATACCACCAAAGGTCTACGACACGGCGCTGGGGTTGTTTATCAGCACGCCAAGCGATAGACTGTACGAAATGCCGCAGAGCCTTGAACAGGTCACTGCAACCGCTTTGTCTTTCGCGTCCGAGATTGACGCATCCATCAAACGTAGCCGCAATACCACTGGGGAGTAACACCTTGAACCGTTCCGTCTATTCGTCTCGCACCGCTGACAAATTCGTCGTTCGCCTTCCTGATGGTATGCGTGAGCGTATCGCCGAAGTGGCACGCAATCATCACCGCAGCATGAACAGCGAAATCATCGCACGCCTGGAGCAAAGTCTCGTTCAGGAAGGTGCACTGGGCGACGAGCCGCAACTGCGCATGGATAGCCCAGAGCTGAGCCTGCATGAGCGCGAACTGCTCAAGTCCTTCCGTGCTCTGGACCCACGCAAGCAGAGCGCGCTCGTGGCACTGATCGCACCTGAGGGTGCAGTCGAGCGTGATTGACCGCATCAATATGCTGGCCGTGTACATGCGTATACGGCTAGAGGAACGACGCCAGCGTAAACAGCGTCGGCGCGCCAAACGTGCAAACAAAAAGGCTCAGTGACGGTTGTCATTGGGCCTTTCCTCTTAAGGAACTCGAACATGCAGATGAAGTACATCGTGGTGAGCGCTACCAATCGGGACCTTGAACAGGATTACGAACTGATCCTGTTGTTCCCGTGCGTCATTACCCACAAGAACTTCTTCGAGACCGTCTACCGTATGGGTCGCCAACGCCACGGTATGCGCATCGACGTGGAAGATGTTGTCAGTGCTGGATTCGTGCGCTTCGGCTCGGCAGGGCTTGAGTGCTACGGCGAGAGCGAATCACTCAACAAGAAATCGCGACCGATTGATACTGCCATTCTCCAGAACCAAAGCGAATACGCCCAGTCATCGCAGGTGAAATACCATGAACGTTTCCTCAGCTGAGATTATTTGGTGTATCGTGGCCTTTCTGTTCTGCCGCGCGTACATGCTCGCCACAACATGGATGCTGGTGTGCTCGACTGCTGGTGAACTGAGCCTGCACCGTATGGGTATCACGCAGGCGAACGCTCGCTATCTGAGCCTGTCGTACCTCGATTATGGCAAAGAGGTTTTACGGCACTTCTTCCTGCCACTCGCTGCATTCAGCCCAGTACGTGTCGGTGATGGTCGCTTGGTGGCGCACGGTCGCTGGGGCATGTACAAGTTTATGAAACTCCGCCACATCAAAGGTGACCCGATGGCAATCCCGTTCCGAGAGACAGTGCTACACGTCGGGTACCCAGAATTGCAAAAGATGCCGGGCGCGAAGCTCCGCATGATCGAAGACGGCTTCAAGGTAGAAGGATAAGCACCATGGCCAAGAAAAACCCACTCACCTCGTTGTTAGTAATGCTGCGCAAGCACTACACGAATTCTGTCCAGCTGGGCGTTGACGAGGACTTCATCTACTTCAACGACTCCAACGTGACGATCAAGGCGAATGCGCACGGCCGTGGTGGTGTGACGTTGCAACTGGGCAACATGGTGCGGCATCACCGCATCCCGACGTACATCCTGGCGTCGCTCACTGCAATGCGTATCATCGAAGCACAGCTCCGTATCCCGTCGGATCACAACCCAGGCACTCGACGTGAGGGCATGCTGCGTACCTATCTGGAAGCTGTTCGCGCAATCCCAGGGTACGAAAAGGTGAAAGCCAAGATCGACCACAAGCGCAATCCAGGCAACGACATTGTGCTGGACTTCACCTTCGATGGGCGTGCGCTGTTCCGTGTCGACGTTGGCCTGTTTTCGTCCGATCTGGGTCGCACGTGCGGTCAAGGTGCTGAGTGCGCCACGTTCTTCTGCAACAACTTCGGCACTGAGTTTCACACGCTGGAGGAGCTGCTCAAGCTGCTCACGGACGAATCGCGTCCAGCACCACGTGAAGTGGATGCACAGTACGATGGCAACCGCGTGTGCTTCCTTGCAGACTCGCACTTCGCCAGCTCGTTCATCTACCTGACGGCCCGAGGGTACCGCAACTTCAAGGCCCACAAGGTCGTTGTCGCTGGACGAGTGGACAGCAAAGAAACGGTGATCGCCAAGTTCCTGAACAGCGACACTGAACATACCGTGTACGTAGGAGAAGGAACCAATGACTTTTGAAGAACAGCTAGCCTACTTGCAAGAGCGCTTTCCCGACATAGAGTTTGAGGAAGGCGTGTTCGGCGACAAGCAAGTCGCGTACAAGAAGGGCTCGTACATCCGCTTTGAGGTGCTGCTCGGCAAGACCTTCAAACAGAAGACTGGCACTCCAGTGCTGGTGGTAGGTGTAGGTGCGCAAAGCAAACTGGCATCGCGCCAGAACTTCGACTCCTGGTTTGAGCGCATGGTGCAAGCCAACGCTGCGGTCCGCAAGACGCAATCGCACCAGCGTCAGGAAATCAACCAGTTCGTCGAGAACCTACGGGAGTCGGACGTCTTCGAGCCTGCAGAAGTCGAAATGACCATCGACGGCTTCGGTGACCATGCCAGCAACATCCCGCGCGTGGACGTGCGCTTCATCGGCGTGGAGACAGTGATCGCGTCGATTCGTTTCCTGCGCTACTCGCCTGCTGACCTGAACGGTGAAATCGAAGTGCTGTTCGGTGACGAGGTGTTTGAGTTTGACAGCGTGCCCAAGGTGCTCGACTTCTTCGGCGGCTGGGAAGTCTTCCGTCGCACGGACCGTCGCGTTGAAACTCACAAGGTGCAACTGCGCGCACACGGTCTTGGTACGATTGCCCTGGTACCGTACAAGGAACTCACCCTGTACGCACCGTACCTGCTGGTGATGCAAGCCAACGCATTCGCTGTCGAGCAAGCCAAGGTGACAGTAACTGCGGAAACCGAGAGCCCTTACGAGGGTGCGAACGTCACTGGCATCAACGGTGCACTGGCTGAAATCTTCACCCAAGAACAAACCCTTGCATACGTGTCGGCGGTAGTGGAACCGTCACTTCAATGGGACTACAGCTTCAAATAAGGAGAGACAAGTGGGAACTTACAACTACCTGCGTGGCGAAGCAACCATCAAGCCCGAACTTGTAGACGTGGTTAAGCAGATCGTCGAGCGCGAAGACTACTGGCACATGCTGCCTGTACCTGAGCACTTCAAACGCCTGCACGCTTTCCATCTGCTGTGCCTCGCCGACCGCCATCGCTTCGTTCCTGGGGCATTCAGCAACGGCAACAAACAGGCACCAAGCTGGGACGAGCCGATCAAGACGCACCTTGAGGGTAACAAGCTGGTCTTCGGCATGTGCTTCAAGAACTACGACAATACGCAGGAAGCGTTCGTTGCGCTGCTTCCGCATCTGGCTACTGACTGGTGGGCTGAACAGGACTGGAGCGACGCCAGCTACTTCATTCCAGACCGTGATCAACCAGAGCGCTACATGACGCGCTGGAACAGTCACGAAGAAGGCAAGGGCGCTCCAGCCATCGACGTCCAGTACGTGCTCAAGGAAGCCGAGCGCGAGATTGAAGAAATCGCTGAGGTACGCCTGAAGAAGTCGTGCGTCAACTACGAAGGTTGGACCGGCGAGAGTGCGCTGGCCATGGACGAAACGTACCTGCAGGATACGTGGCTACTGGGTATCGCACATTACTACGCCTCGCAGTTGAAGCAGAAAAAGCAGGAGCGCGAGGTCAGACGCCCAACGCCGCTCCTCGACTTGCTCAACGTCATGCCAGAAGCGCTGATGGGTCAGAACGTGCGGATTGAGCGTGCGTCGAATCCAACACCTCCGAATAACAAAGGCTTCGAGTTCAGGACCACGCCGGTTGCTACTTGGCCTAAGCCACACCCGCATCAGATCGCAGAAGGTGAGCGTATTCGCGCCATGTTCGGCGACAGCGATATTGGCATGAACCCGTTTAGCCGTACTGTCATTGTGACGGAGTGTCCAGTTGACGAAATGCGTCTCGGGAAGCTGAACCTTCCAGATCATCTGATTAGCGCGACCGAAATGCTCTCTGGTGGCATCAAGCCTGGGATGTTCTACAGCTTCTCCACGCCGCACTCGCCACGCCCGAGCATTGCCGAAACGTTCATGCGCAATGCAATGGGCGGCAAGTCCAACATAGCGCTGCGCTTGACACTGGCTCGCCTTGCCATCCTTGCAGAGGGTATGTCACCGCCAAAAGACGCTGAACCACAAAGTGGTGAGTCGCTGTTCGAGGCGCTGTTCGATTCATTCAGCAACAACCCGCCGAAGTTCTTCCTGGACTCGTACCCTGCAGGGTTGGGTAAGACAGGCACGGTGACTCGTGGTGTGCGTAGCTGGGCCGGTGAGCCAGGTCCTGCTGGTCCCGGTATCTGGAACATTGATACTGGAGCGCTACCACCTCCTGCAGGTGAAGACCCGAGCACCAAAGACAAGCTGCAAGGGCTTGCGTGGCAGCACCAGCAACGTGTCGAAGCGAAGGCGGCAGCTGCCAATCCAAAGTCGCGTCCATCCAAGCCCGGCGCCAAAGAAAAGCGTAAACAGCAGAAAGCAAGCCGCAAAAGGAACCGCTAATGAACAAGTTTACGCTGGATAGTTCGTACCATCCAGACCAGCCTGAGCACGTCAAGTCGCACGGGCACATCAGCTTTCAGGAAGACGTGAACGGTTACAATCTGTACCTGAGCCTGTGCGGTCGCCAGTCTGACGAAACCATGCCACGTGAAAGCCTCGTGGCGCTGCGCGATGCCATCAACGCTGAGCTGGGTGAAAACTCGTTTCAGGCCGAAGTTGGTGACTGGCTACTTCGTTGCTTCGGCAAGAAGATCGCCTTCGATGGGCAAGAGCGTAACCATCGCTTCCTCGAAGAGGCTTTGGAGCTTGTACAGGCCACAGGTTGCACCAAACAGGAAGCCAGCAATCTCGTTGACTATGTGTTCGGTCGCGACGTGGGTGAAGTCTCGCAGGAAGTCGGCGGCACCATGGTCACTCTCGCCGCGCTGTGCTACGCAATCGACGTTGACCTGCAAGCTGCCATGATGACTGAACTGGCGCGCATCAACCTGCCAGAAGTCTTGGTACGCATTCGCGAGAAGCAGAAACTCAAGCCGAGCATGAGTGCGCTGCCGGGCGTGTACCCAGACCGCAAGGAGACCGACAATGGCTAAGTCCCACGAGTTTTCCATGGAGTGCGTCAATGGCGGGCGTGGCAGTCACGGCACTGTCGGCCAGCTCGACGGCGGCTTCCGCTTCTACGTCTGCCTTGATGGTCAGTATGCCGACACCGTCATGCCACGTGCATCGCTGGTCGAAATGCGTGACGCGATCAACAAGGCGCTTGAGGAGACACCAGATGCCTAGGCGCTACTACAAAGGGCGCGTGAGCAAAGGCATGGCGTCGATCCCAGATGGCCCACGCTACTACATCTGGACGCGCTACGATGCAGAGCGCCAAGTGTACATCGCCACCTTCCCTGACTTAGTAAACGTGGCAAGTGCCGAAGGTGCGTCGATTACCGAAGCGTGCCTTGCTGTGCAGGCCAACTTCAACGCGCTGAACTACAACCCACCACGCCTTCCAAAGCAGCGCATGTACACTGACATGGTGAACAAGCCGGAATTCAAAGGCGGTAGCTGGAGCACGTACTATCCGAAGTTCTCTAGCGTGCGCTTGGGTGACATTGACTACTAGGAGTCTACATGGCAAAGATCACGCAGGAAGAAGCTGAGGCAATGCTCCAACGCAACAACATCGCAGTGACGGACGAGAATATCCGTTTGACCATGACGATGGTTGCGCTTGACATATCGGAAGACTTCCTCAAGGACTCGTTCAACGTGAGTCCTGAGGTGGCCGAAATGTTTGACAACCATACCCGCCTTCGCGAGGGTGCAAAGAAGTCATTGAAGTCATTCTCCACGCGCATCTTGGATGCACTGCTCGCATCTGGCAAGACGTTGTTGATTACCAACAGCCAGCGAGAAGGTGAGAAGCCTCGTGTCGATGTGGACTTGATTGACAAGGACACTGTGCGCAATATTCTCAGCATGGGACCAAAGCATTCGATAGGAGCGTTCCAGTATGATAGGTCCCGGATTGTTCGATTCAATGAACAAACTGGGGAGACTATCCCTAGTCAACATGAAGGTGGACCGTCCACCAAGCACTAGGAAGACAGTCACCATCTACATCGGTAGGCCCAGTGTGTTGCAGAACCGCTGGCCTACTCCGTATTACGGCACACGCAGCGAAGTATGCGACCGCTATGATCGCTGGCTGGAGAAGCGTGTTGCCAAGAACAATCGCCGCATCATGGCTGAACTTAATCGCATCGCCGATCTAGTCGAAACTGGTTATGATGTGGTGCTTGAGTGTTACTGCAAACCCAAACGCTGTCACGGTGATAGCGTCCTCAAACAAGTTCGCCTCATATTGAAGAACAGGAGTAAGCGATGAAAGAAGTATTTGTGGCAGCAGCCGCAGCACTGGTACTGGTCGGGTGTGAGCAACAGGACGAGCCGCCTACGCCTGAGGAAGAGGCGAAGTACCTTGAAGATCAGGCTGCATCCGCAACTCGACAGCAGATGGCTGCCGATCAGGAAGACCTGAAACAGACCGTTGCCGAACTGCGCAAGAAGGACCCGTCTGTCAAAGATGCCTACTTCACCTACAACGAAAAGGGTGAGAAGGAACTCAACATCGTGCGCGAAGAAGCCAACGGGTCGAGTTCCAGTTCCGTATGGCCACTGCTCGCTGGTGCAGCTACTGGCTACGCAGTCGCGTCGATGATGAACAATCGTGGTGGCTACAGCGGGTATGCGGCATCGAATCCTCCACGCTCCTACCAGTCGTATGCGGACGAGGATGATCGTCGCCGTCGTACAAACGCAGGTACCGCAGCGTACACGTCCACCATGATGAACAACAATCGTTCTGCGATCCGGTCGTCGCCAAGCTTCCGCAGCTCGGCTACAAAGGCAGTTATCTCCTCCCGCACTTCGGGAGTTTTCGCAGGTTCGACTGGCGCTCGTGGCGGCGCGCACGCAGTATCTTCTGGGAGCTAAGCAATGCGTATTCAGAATCACCCAATCAATCTGAACCTCGACACCTTGATGGACGAGGAGCTGCCGTGGACCCAGGCGTTCTATCGCGAGGCAAACAGCAACGAACTCAAACAGGACGTGCGCGAATACTTCCAGTACGCCACGGAGCACGCGCACAACATGCCGTTCTACGTCCTCCAGCAGTCGGCCTGCGCCAAAATCGAAACCATCTTCGAGCGCACCTACGCCTGTCTCCACGATGCAGTGGGTATGCTGTTCAAAGAGAACCGTGCGGTGATCGAGCGCTACATGGGCAGCGAACTTCTGGCCAAGCATCCTGAGTTCCTGGACTATGCGCGCTGGACCTATACGTCGCGCAGTTCGCACAAGCAACCAATCTACGGGCGCTTCGACGCGGCATTCGATCCTGCGACCAACGAAGTCACTGGCATCTACGAATTCAACGGCGACACTCCGACCATGCTGTTTGAGTCGGTGAACCTCCAGACGCTGCTGTGTAAGCAAGTGACCGGCGACGAAGAATGCCAGCTCAACAGCCTGTGGCCGCTGATGGACGAACTGTTCGGGCATCTTGGGCAAATCCCAGGGCACTCCGCAGTCGTCTTCCATCAAGACTCGTTCGAGGACATGGCGACGTGCGAAACCATCGCGCAGATCATGAGCCAGATCAACCCGAACGTGTTCTTCGTGGACATTAACGAGCTGGACTTCGATCACTCGGAACCGTCCAAGCCATTCGTCTTCGGCGACTATCGCCTGGACGCTGTATTCATCCTGCACCCGTGGGAAGAAATGGTCGAAGCTGCGCCGAGCGTATTCTCCAATTGGGGCAAGTGGTGCCAGAACGTCACCTTCTTCGAGCCTGCATGGCGCTGGTTCGCATCGAACAAAGGCATCTGGGCGTACATCACCGAGGTCATGAAGTTTGGCGGCCTGTCGCAGTACGCAGACCTGCCACTGCTCAAGACCTACATGGAGCCGTCGCCGTTCATCAACACGAACGCGCCGTATGTCTCGAAGCCCAATATGGGTCGCATGTCGGCTAACGTCACGATCCACACGCAAACCGGTGAAGCGTACACGTCGGAAGGTCCGTACGACGGCACTACCCGTGTCTACCAAGAGTTCTGCCCAGCGCATCAACTCAATGGACGCAACGACTTCATCATCGGTATGTTTGTCGTGCCTGACGAAGGCGGCGCCACTTGCACCGCAGCAACGCTGTGCATACGCGAGTTCAACGGCAAGGTGGTTGGCTGGCACAACGAACGCTGGATTCCCCACTATCTGGAGTAAGCGATGACCCGTATCTCATTGGCAAGCCTGCAACTCACTGGGCTCAACAAGCGCGAGTCTACCGATCTGGTGGCGGTGTTCAACCACGCGGACAACGACGTGTTCCAGACGTATGCCGCCTACAACTTCGTCAACACCGTAGACATTCGCGTGGCGATGAAGATGCGCTTCGATGCGTACATGACCAACAAGGCTGCGGAGCTCTGGAAGTCCGTAGAGGTCATCTGCGACGAACGCAACAACACGCCTGACAAGGTGGAAGAGAATCGGCTGGCAATCGACGTGCTTATCACGTGGCGCAATGGGCAGCACGCGCAACTGCACTACACCTACCACAAGTCGGAGTATGAGGACTTCGTGAAGAACTTCTCCACGAACATGCTCAACGACCTGGATGCGATTCACGCACGGGAGGGTGAATGAGTAACCTTCCCGCAGTTCGATCTGCCGTAGCCGAGCGTGCCAAGCCTCTTGCTGACCTGATCAAGGAGCTGCAGGAAGCGTCGAACGATCCGAAGCTGGAGGGTGAAATTCTCACCCACCTCGACTTCTTCATTCTCAACGTGCGTGCAGGTTGGCAGGGTCGACTCGGGATCACGGACGTCGTTAAACAAAACGACACCCTGTACTTCGGCAACGGTAAGCAGTACATTCCGCCACCAAAACGCGATCTAGACATTGCAATGGATAGTGGGTACTCGGAGCAACTGGCTCTCGACATACGCGGCTTCTTTGAAGGTGCGATGCGTGCGATGGACCAGTGGCCGTTCCGTGGCTGGTGGCCAAACACCATCAACTTCAACCATCACTCGCTTGATGGTTACGGTTGCGAAACCACTTGGACGTTCCCGCTCTTGGATTGCTCGCCCGCGTTTGATCGCCAGATGGGTCTGCTGTCGCTGATGATTAACGTCAGCCAAGATATGCAGGACCGCGTGGACGCACTGCTCGCACGCACGAAGGGCATGGAGCTCAGCGGGTTCGAGGCGAAGCTCCGTGAGGTGTGTCAGCACTTGAGCGAATTCTACTGGCACGTGCTCACCAACCCGTTCAGTCCGTGGCGCAACGATCCATTCGCGCAGCCGTATCGTTCGAGCACACAGCAAGAGAATGGCTTGCCACTACATCCAAGGGAGTTGGGCTATGAGGGGTAAAGTGACGGAAGTGAAGTATCCGTGCGTTATCAGCAACGGCATCCAGTGCAAGTGTGGCGGCTTGCTCTGGTCAGTCAACCGACTTGAGGACGAGTACGATCACGGCTGCGCAGAACTCGATGGGCCGTGTCCGAAGTGTAAAACAGAATACAAGAAGCCGCACTCTGTTATCCTTGCTGGCGGCGAGTGGCGTGACGACAAGCAAAAGGTTGAGTACCCAGAGCCGTCACCGCCTGCCGATCTTCGCAATGGTGTCCAAGTCAAAATGGCCCCACTGGAGGCATAATGCTTATCAACAACAACACGGGCGTCGCACTGACTTCCCGAGACCTGCAAGACTTCCACCCAGCCGAATTGCGCTATGTGTACGTGCTGGACGGTAGCAACTCTACGCGCAACAAGCTGGTGGAGCTGCGCAATCTGCCGTTCGACCTGCCTGAGATTCAGCGTCGCCAAATCCCGCACCCGCTGGATGCCCGCTACGGTGAAGTACCAGCAGACATTCTCGCGTTCGCTGCGACGGTTGAAGTGCCTGAGTTGGTTGACTTGAGCTGGATCGTGCTCGACACGGACAGCAATCGCGTCATCAAGGCGCCGGAGTTCAGTGCCGACTATGACACAGTGGTTGTCCAGCTGTACAACTTCGGCGTCGAGCGTCTGCCGATGACCGTAACCAACCTGATGAAGTTTATCGGCAACATCCGCAAGCGCTATCACAGTGCGCGGGAAGAGCTGATGAACACCTACGGGTTGGAAGTTGATCCGCTGACTACCAAGTTCAAGCAGGACAATGTTATCGCCATGTCGCTGGTGATCGAAGAAGACCTGCAGAAGCTCACGTGGGTCGAGAATCACCTCAAGCGTCTCAACAACAAGAACCCGAAGATCGCTTCGGCTGACGCGGTAGAGCGGGTACGGAAAGCCTACAAATGAGCAAAGCCAACTCACGGTTCAAAGACCGAATAGTCCTGTTTGCTGTGAGCCACACGTTCAAGCGGGTGTACATTCTGCGCAACGTCCCACGAAAGATTGCCCGACGTATGACGGACAATGCAGGCAACTCGGGGAAGATTTTGCTATGCCTGTACAACCAATGGTTGGATGCTGAGGAGCGCCGTGACGTTCAGTGCGTGCGCTTTGCCAATCTGCTGTCGAAAGACTTCTACCGCGCAATGTATCGCTACGTTGACCACGGCATTGAGCTAGAGTCGACCGACGAAGGCTTGGATAACTACCAAGTCGTTGGCGATTCGCGCGGTGTGTTGCAATACAAACGTGCGACCGGATGCTTCCTAGATTACATCAACGGTTGGAAGAACGGTCACGTCGAAAGGATTTGAGGCATGAATTTTAAGCGAACCGTCTACATTCTCGGAGCGATGCACTACGGCTTGGATACGCCGCAGCAAATTGCAGATCACTCCGGGCTGGAGCTTGTAGCAATCGACAGGTCCATTCGAGACCATGCGAAGAAGTTTGGCATTACCTTCGAAAAAGATTCCGGTACCAAGCTGCGCGCGACGTACCGTTACAGCGTGACCGACTGGGGTGCACTGAATCCTGACTGGGTACGCGACAACATGGACCGCATCGCGGTTGAACTTGACCTGCCGAATATGGGTGAACGGAAATGGAAATTCAATTAAGCGCCAACACGTGGATCGACAATGACGTACTCAACCTGAGCGATCATCAAGTGGTAGAGCTCCAGCGTATCGCGAGCCTGCCTGGGTTCAGTGGCTTGCTGGAACCCAACCTGAATCAGCGTCGTTCGCGTGGTCCTGTTGTCGTCACGTACCTCAACGGCAGCCGTCGTGTGCAGATGCTACTCGGCGTGTACCGCACAATGCCGTGGCCACAAGATCAGCAGTTCACGCAACTGCACCAACGTGACGTGGCGATCAGCGCGCAGAAGCTGGTTATCCTGAAGGCGCTCAAGTCTCCTTTCAATCAGGAGCTGGGCAACTCGCTGGAAGAAAGTACGGCGCGTGTACAGCGTGCGCTCCAGCAGGTCAACGCTATGGAGACGATCAGCCCACTGAACGCACTGGAGGTGGCTGCGGTGTTTATTCATCATGCCAACTTGAAGCTGGCGTTTAAGGTGGTCGAGGACATTGACGAACAAACAGGGGCGCGCCGACATGGATAAGATTGCTGGCGATACCGAGTTTGAACAGCACGCCCGTGACGTTCGCCAAGTTGAGTTCCTTGCGTACCAAGCAGCGCTGCTCTCCTACGAGGGTAACCTGCGCGAGACGCCTGCCGACACGTATCACCCGCTGCCGCCGCTTCCTCCCAAAGGCTTGCAGGATGCGCTGTTCACCATCAAGCAGTCTCAGGAGTACATCAGCAAGCAGTGGCGTGGTGGAAATGAAATCAACGGCGTTCCCACTCGACGTGATCTGTACCTTGAACTCTGGACGATGCTCGAACGTCACAAAGAACTGTTGGCGCGGGTTTGTGGTGTGAAGATGCCGCGCGTAGATGACGTGCATGGCTTCCTGCACACGCAGCGCAACCTAGACAGCAGCGAGTTGATCGCAGAACGTCTGGCCGAGTTTGGCAATCACCACTACCTGCACAAAGGTGACCTGTATGGTGATCTGCGCAGAGCCATCGAGGCAATCGACCCAGCCGCTCGCGTCACCATTCACGGCAAGACGCGAACCATGTGGGTGCAGACTGAGTACATCCTGCTAGCGATCGGGTACATCGGCGGTGGTTATGTGCTGGCTGCGGGCGCTGACATGGAGCTACCAGAGGGTGTGCAGCGCTTGAGCTACAAGACCTTGATCACGGAGTTTGCTGTCCGTGCTGAGGAGTGGAAGAACCGTGACGAAGATACGCCGCTGGATCGACTCCTGCGACGTGAATGACCAAAGGGCGTGTGAGGCTTCGGCTTCCGCGCCCTTTTTCGTTTGGCACTAATTTATACCCATAATTCCATCAACCGGAGCTTTGGGTAATGATCGCAGAAGCGCTGACACAAGAAGACCGCAACATTCTGAGCAAGATGCTGGAAGACATTAAAGCCATCAGCGTGGTCAAGGAGCCAGGGAAGTATTTCGCATTCCTGAAGACAGCCATCAAGGTAGCACAGCGTCGTGGTGCCAGTAGCTACGCGGATCGTTTCACCGACATGCTGCTGGGTGCGCAGCTCCAGTATCGGGCATACGAAAAGCGCCGTGACCAATATAACCAGATGAACAAATCAAAGGTGGCATGATGGAGAAGACGACCTACACGTCGATCACTAAGGATGACCTGAACATCCTGGAAGCCCAGATGGTCGAACTGTTTGGCTGCACTAAGCTCTGGCGTGGTGATGACGGCAAGCTGTTTGCAGAGGGTGGCGGGGACACGTGGTCGGGTGGGGAGTCGGACTTCAACTACGGGCTGCGCATTGCGAACAACCTGGGCTTTCGCCAGTATCAAGGGTCGAAGAACAACTGGGAGGCGCGAGTGGGCTTCGTACAGAAGTTTACCACTGGTACGGTGTGGGCTGATTTCAAAGAGACAAAGGGTTGCAAGGAAATGGGATACCACACGTATCTGCGGATTTTCAGCAACTAAAGGAAAAGGGAGCCTAGGCTCCCTTTTTCAGGTCTACGGATTAGCGCAGACGTTGGATGCGGTCTTGGTAGACCTTGATCTTGTGCCGAAGTTCCATGTTCTCGCGGGCATATTCCCACGCATGTTTCTCGCCAGCTTTCGACGCACGGGCCTTACCCTTCTCGCCAGTCTGGTCAGCAATGATCTTCTTGTTGTGCGCGATCTTCTTCTCCAGCTGCGCAACCATCGACTCTAGCTTGTGGATACGATCATCCGCAGCCTTGTCTCGGGTCTTCTTGTCAGTAGCTTTGCGCTTCTGTTTGGCGTAGATGGAGTTTGGATGGTCCTTGACGTACTTGTCCTGCTTGCTCTTGGTGAGCTTCGCAAACCAGTTGCCAATGTTGAGCGCCTCAGCGCGATTACGGGCCCGTCTCTTTGGACGAGTCTTGGAGCGGCGCATCGTGGCAGCCATGTTAACCTCGCTTGATCTTCGCTAACCTCTCAGGGAGTAGTTGTTTCACCCTGATCTTTTCTTCGTCGCTGTAGCCATTCCAGTCGCGCACTTCCGCGAGAGTTCGGCCACACCCTCTGCAATCCTCGTCACTCACACAATGGCTGCAACGGCCAACGCACGGACTTCCTGTGGGTGTATCACGATTTCCCATGATGCTCATGTTGCAACGATTCCCCATGCCATGATCAGGACTCTGATCGAAGCAGCAAGGCGAATGGACGTCCACGAACCTCCGAGCGCAATGGTACCAGTAGCGCCTCGCAGCGCATACCCTGAGCCACTGTTCATATTGAAACTGGAGTTCATGGTCGCCCATATCCTGTCGTAGACGTTTGCTTGTGCCGCAGCAACTGCGGTCACGCTGACGTGCATCGGTGCAGACGCAAACTTGGCAGCAGACCAGTCAACGGTGAAGTTGCCGTTGGTATCTGTCACCGCCTCGCCCATCCAGACTCGCAGCGAGCCTGATTTCAATGCACCGTCCTTCGTGTACACGGAGATACCAGGTAGAATCTCCTTGTTCGTAGGTACGATCACCTTGCCGTTGATCTTCATGCGTCACTCCTTGATCGGTTGTCCCTCGGCGAGTGTGTTGCTGATGAAGCGGCCGATGACCCGACTCACTACACCGACGACGTTATCCAGTGTGGTGTGTTTGAAGTGCTGCGCTTCGTGATTGCCGTGCATGTAGTCCCAATGGACAGTCACTTTCTCGGCAGTAGGGTGTTGGCCCCAGTCCTCGATGCGCAGACGCAAGGTGCGGTCATCACCCTGCTTGACGATCACGTTGACGGTGTTGTCGTCTGCGACGTCCACTTCACCAGCGTTGTCCACGATCACGGGCAGCGCACGCACGAACTGGGCGATGTTGTCCATGTTGCTGTTGGCTGCAAGGCCGAGCATACGCTCTTCCTTGAGAGCTTTCAGCATTGGACGAATCAACTTCGGTACGGTCTTCATGGCATCTTTGTACGAGAACCACTTGCGCTTGCGCAGATGCTTCTCAGGCCAGTCTTCTGTATCGCGAGTGTACAGCATACCGTACATCGTGACCTTCTGGTCCTTGCCCTGCTTCTTGTACTCGTACTTGCCAAGCGTGCTCAGGATGCGACCTGTAACACCCGCCTCTTCGTAGGTCTCCTTGAGCGCCGATTGCTGTGGCGTCAAGTCAGGCTCTACGCCACCCTTGGGGAATACCCAGTTCTTACCGTCGCTCGACTTGACCAGCAAGATTTCGTAGTCGAACTTGCGGTTGTAGCGGAAGACGACGCAACCACTCTGTTTACGCACAGCCATTTTCAGGCTCCTTCCAGGCTACTCGCGGAGCTTCACGCGACTCGCGGCGCTCTCGCAACTTGGTGAACAGATCCTCGAACATGCGGCGCACAGCAGCGAACGGGTCATTGTCACTGGCTTCGGCAGTCAGTGGCTCTGGCGCTCCTGCATTAGGCTCAGCGACAGGCGCTTCGACTGGGCACAGTTGTTCTTTCGGGTCGTGCCAGACACCTTCAGGATCGAGAATCCAGTTGTCTGGAATCACGATGCCACGATCGAGGTCTTCCAGTCGGCGATTGGCAACGCGAATCTGGTCGAGCGCCTTGTTGCGGCAGATACGCAGGGTGCGTTCCCACTCAGCGACGATATCCTCGTAGGTACTGACGAAAGTGCTGTCAATGTCCTTGACGGTGATGGCGTCGTAGAAGTATTTGCCAGTGATGTTCCCGTCGGTGTCCGACTCGGCGCACTGCAAGGCTAGATCGTAGGTGACCTTGGAGCCGCTGAACTGCACCTTGTCGATGCGACCCTTGAGCGCCATTGCGTCTGCTACTTCAGGACGCAGGTTCCACATATCGGGATAGAAGTAGACGATGGTGCCAATCGCGTAACGGCTCGGCAGTGCCGAAGCAATGGAGATAATCATGGGATCACCCTTGAGCAGGTACCAGGAAGTCTTCACGGCCGTCGCCGTAAGTCACGTAGAAGCCTTTGCGATTCAGCGGATGCTTGGAGATATACTCGGCATCCACGTCAACGAAGATTTCTTCGTCGTAGGCGCAGAAGATGCGATGACCTTCGATCTTGCCTACTGGGAAGATTTCCAGAATCTCGTCCTCGTGAGGCTCGGCTGCCTCGGTCTGGTCGAGGTAGGCGTTGGAAACAGTGACGCTGATCAGGTCAACCTGCTCGCCTTCTTGAACAGATTCCACATCGAGGTGTACTTCGATACCTTGGCGGGTAACGATCACGCTCTCACCACTTGGAGCGAGTGCAGCGTCCATGAACAGGTCGCGGACCTGCTGCATGTCTTCGATGGTTGGTTGCCAGTCTTCGTTACCTTCGACTGTTACGTGAAACACATCGCGTTTTTGCTGAGTCATGGTAATTCCTTGATTGAAGTTATGCAGCTTGAATGTCTGCTGTCTTTGTATTCGGGAACGCTCGACCAGTACCCCAAATC